GCCGCCATTTGTACCAGTGATTAATGTCTTTTTGAATTCATCAAATACAATTTCTACCGGACTATTACCAACTGACAATATGTTTTTGTAGCTTATTTTATTAAAATTTAACATTATTCCATAGCCTTACTATATAAATCATCATAATGGTCAATTATAAACGTTTTATCGCTATCGTCAACGTCTAAATTATTGATAGTATTAACAACTAGCGATCTAGTGTCTTCCAGATTCACATCATCCGATTCATCAACACACGCTAATTTCACATCATTGTTATAAACTATATCAAGTGAATCAACAACCTCAGAGATTTGCGATACAAATAATTTAAAGTTGTCGTCTTCAACATCAGTATACAATCGTACTCGCATATTAGTTAATGATTCAAATTCGCCTTCAAATTCATCATACTTTAATTTTGTATAATGCCTATGTCCACTATCAACAAATTTCATTTCTGTGGTGTCGGTATTCATTACCCACCACCCACGCTTATCATCCGCATCATTAAAATCTAATTGATATGGTGTACCGATATAATATACAGTACCATTATTTGACTGAGTATGAAAATGACCGGAAATAACTTTGAAATATGACTCTAGGAAGTTTGCATCCACACCGTTTGATGGAATAGATTGATTGTATTTAAATCCAGATAATTCGAAGTGACCTATACATAACTTGGATTTGGTATTCTTAATAAATTCCATAATCTCTTCGTTATTGTCTTGACACATCCAAGGAATCATATCGATATCCAGACCGTCAATATTAATTGTGGTTGGTTTACTGTGAATAGTATAATTATCATAGCTACCTAAAATTTCATCACAGGCGTTAGGCACTACGTTGGTCTTATAGAACATATCATGATTACCCACAATTACATCCCAATTTACACCAATTGCCGCAAATTTAGCTACCACATTTTCTCTTACAAAATTCAGAGTAGTATGTTTTAAACCCTTACGGTTATCAAAAAAATCACCAGCCTGAATAATTCTAGTTACCTTATTCAGCTTGCAATACTCATATAAATCATCTATCAATGCTTTTTGATTATCTTCAGTCCACTTTTCAGACTTAGCTTGACCAAAATGTAAATCACCTAGAAATACTAGATTATCCATTATTATTTCCTCAATCGTGCTTCTTATTAAAAAGGTCTTGAATTTGCGTATCCGTAAAATTCAATCCCATCATAACCGATATTTCGTATACCTTTACAGCGTCTCGGTTTATAATCGCTGTATGAAAAATTTTAGTAAGTCTATCGGCGCGCTTTTTTTGCAAATATTTTCTTAACTTCATTATGTACCTACCCATCTATACACTAGTGTACCATTATTAAAATCTTCATAACATTTTAATGTACCAGATTCTATCTTAGGTGAATCCATTATATCCGTCAAGTTTAATATAATTGGAATACCATGCTCAATTAATTTAACTGATATTAAGTATAGTGCCATGTAAGGTGGATATTCAACAAACTCCGTAAATGATATACATACGTCAATTCTTGTATTTAATGAGTTCATTTTTCTTCATACTCTTCTAATTTGTTGATCATGTTTATATAAAACTCATATGAGGTTTCTTCCATATCACCACTATTATCATCTTCTCGACTAACATCATAAACATTTGTAACAAAGTATTTACATTTTTTGGCAACTTCTCGCTTTTCTTTTTTAATTCTACGGATAAATGCGTTGAATGCAACCATCGACATATATGCATGTGGGTTTTCGTATTCAATATTGTAGTTTGGCATTGCTAAAATTAAATTTTCTATGGCATCGGAAACCATTTCATCTTTCCAAGTATAGTTTATAAACCGATAATGAAACGCTAACTTCCTACTAACTTCAATAATACACTTAGCAGTGTAGTCACCCATTTCAACTTTTTGACCTTCCGGTGCGGCTTGCTTACGATCATGCCAATCAATAAGGTCTGCATATAACTTGGGGTTGTTAACAGTATTGTTTCGTTTTTTCTTATTTGGTTCTACATCGGTTTTAGCCATAGTATTCTCTAATTTAATACTTTCGTGTGTCTTTAAATTTAGACATACTAAAGTATACCACGGCTATATAGCTATAGTAAACATTAAATTAGATTTTTATAACTGTAACTGCTAAGGTTACAGTTATATTATTTGGTTATTTTATCTTATTGGTATAAAAATTCCTAATTTTATTTAATATCTGAGATTGAACCTGTTTCATAGTTAAATTTGATTCAACTAGTACATCGGTTTCCTCTTTACCAATGTCTTTCATCATCCACTTAATAAATAAGCTAATATTGCACATATCTGGCACAGATTCCCAATCACCAAATAATTCAGTATAACCTTGCTGAAGTCTATTTTCTGTACAAGCATAATCGACAAACTCACCAATATTTTTTAGAACTTCTGGGCTAATAGTAACCAATTTTTTAACTTTAGAAGATGAATGCTTATCACCCTTAACTTTAAATGATTCACTCTTATCGAACGTTGACCACACAATTCCCTCACCAGTTTTACATGGTGAAAGAATAATTTTAAGATTTTCCCTTATCTTCGCCGCAACTGGGCAATTATTTTCAACCTGTAAAGTTAATGATTCCATTTTTTCTGTGATTGTCGTTGGATTTGCTAAATCAACGGCAAGTGTATAAATTGGAAACCTGTAGATAGAGTAAATATTTAATTTAGTAAAATTAATTATTTGCACATTTCTGATATGTTCATCAACATTGAATCGTACCCAATTATTATTTAAAAATACAAATATATCGAATACCACAAACATTTTAGGTAATCCATTTATGGCTACATTAGATTGAATGTTACCGCCGCACCATTCACCATAAACCCTAATACCATGAGCATTAGCATTATACATAATCGATTTACAGTAGAATTCTAAATCCTTTGTATGATCGATCATATATGTTGCAAACCCCGCATTATCATTTTCGGGCGTAATAATGTTATTTTTACTTTGGAATCTAATACGGTCTACACAATCATAAGTTATTGCGGCATTAGTTCCATGTAATTTAACAGTTCCATAAATGGGTATAGTGGGCAATACGATATTTTTATCAAATTGAGCATGACCTTCTTCATCCGTGTGGGTGTATCTAACCGATGCAATAGTATTTTTAACAAAATGTCTATATTGATCGATTGATTGATATTTAATCATTTCCATAATATTGTTCCTAAACTAATGGTTGTCCGGTTTCATCACATTCGCGTTCCATTTCACCAACTGGTTTTGTAGGAATGCCATTGTCGCTTAATTCTTCGTAGCTGAATGTAATCCATTTACCAACTAATAGCAACATAGCATCGAGATCTTTTGGATAATCGTTACCGTCACGGCGTGTAACCTTCATCACACACTTGAATTTAACGTTATCCATGCTATCGCAAGATTGTACGGTTAAAACGCCGTTACCCTTCTTGTCAGCCGTTACACTGAGGACTTTGGCTTCTGCATCGTATCTAGGCTTACGCTTCTGAGTCTGGTAACTACGCACACCAAATTCAAACGTACTATCCAGATTTCTGTACACCACACCTTCAAAACCGTCAGTTAAGGCTCTATCAAAAAAATCATCATGGCTTTGTCTATTTGTCAAATATTGCGGAATTTCCACTTCCAATCGATGTAACCCTAATAAGGAAATTTTATCTTTAATAGCATATAACATTTCAACTTTATCTCGAAATGTTACACCCTGTACCGGAATATCAAATATAACGAGTTTTAAGAGCTTTGAATCTTTATAGGAGTTTTGACCCCTCTTATTGATTCTATCTTCCGTAGGGCTTAACCATGCGCTACGAATGCGCTGTAATGATAATCCATGAGCATAAGTTTCAGAATCAAAATCTAACCCCAATTGGTCAACCTGTTCTTGAATTTCTGGAATAGTGCATTCTTCAACTCTACCGGACTTTGCAATGAATTCGCCATTTATGACAGTTCTACGGCTACCATTGAATTTACGCTGGGCAAAACAGTTATCATTAATCTTTTGACCATGATCTTTGTAGTTATTAATTTTCATTGGAATGCTACAACTATTGGCAACAATTTCAGCTTCGGCAACAGTGTGTCGATAATGCTTATTTGCAATTTGAGCTTCATATGCCGCATCAACTTCAAATTCGGCTTGCTGGGTTGGATTTCGTTCGTTGGCTCTACCGATGTTAGTGGTTTTTGCTTCAACTTTAGATAAAGTCTTTTTACCATCTTGTTGACCGTATTCGGCAAAGACGGTGGAATCTTCTCTCCAACATTTCCATTCTTGAATTTTTCCAAGTTTGGTAAACTTAACTAATGTTACAGTTTCACTCATAATATTCTCTGTCTGATTGATTTATTGACAGATAGAATACACTAGTTATAAGGAGGTATCAAGTTCTTTTTTGGATTTTATTAAATTAAATATTTGTGAAATACCGATGTACCACTGGTTATTGTAAAATAATGATGGGAATTGTGCGCGCTGTTTTGAATCATTTTCTATGTAGGCTTTAACATCATTTGAGTATGCAATTTTTTTCACAATGATACCCACACCCAATAACTCTCTTTCGGCTATGTGAAAATTTCTACAAACTATACCATATAATATGTGCATTATAATTTCGCTATTAGTTTTCTAGTACCCCTATCTTTAAAGATAGAAGCGGATATTATTACATTGTCCTTAATATTAAGTTTCCAATATTTTGATTCATTGAGTAATGATTTTTTAGATTTTATGGATTCTCTTATCTCAGAATTATTAGATTTTACAAATTCCCACAACTGATCAACATATTCATTTCTAACTAAATCAGTATCCACGAATATGAAAGAATATGCTTCATCCAATAATTCTGGGGATTTTTCGATGAAACATGTTGCATCGTGTTTAGTTTCAAATGAACCCTTAGATACGCCACCAATTACAAGATCCCAATCTTTACCAAAACTCATATTTTGATTCAGAGTTACACCAGTTTCATTTAACTTAGTATCTAGTACCTTAAATACACCAGCTTTTTGCCTAGTCAACTTATATACAGATTCTTGTACATATCGCTTGTATGACAACATCATAGGTTTATACGCTCACCTTCAACTTGAAAGCACTTCTACTGATTTCGTATCCGGTAGTTTTTAAATAGGATTCGATTTTGTTCATAATTTCTTGGTTATTATTATGAACTTCGATATTAAATTCCTTACCATTGACCCTTTGAATCTTAAATGAATCATCTGCTACACCATTACCATAGTCTAATTTTATACCAGCATGACTTCCCATATTGATAGTTTTATGTGTAGATACTTCTAAACCAGCGCCGTTTTTTATTTCTCGCTTTAATTGTGGTAAAGAAATTCCATTAAGATTACCACCTTGAACAAATTCCATAAATGATTGCATATTATTTGATACCCCTATCATCTATTTATACATCTATATTTTGCCAGTCCGATTCGGCTATTTGATTTAAAGCCCATCTACCATTTTTACTAGATGATGCAATATGCTCACCCTCAGAAAAATTAAAAGACCGACCGTTAACTCGACTAAAGAATTCACCAGATTTTCCGTAGCCAGCCGAACCAACTGGAACGGATTTGTTATAACCGGGGAAGTCTGAACCATTAGTTCCAATCAACTTAGCCGCGCCTTTAAATGGTACTGATAAAATGGAATCTTGATCAAACATTTTACCATACTTAATTAATTCATTTTCCAATGCGCCGCCGTCATTACCCTCTTGTGGGTTGACAACAAAGAATGATGTTTCACCAACTTCCTTTGCGCTATCAGTTCCAAAATCTTCGATATAACTACCTTTGACGGTAGTTACTTGAAAACCCCTACGCAGAATCATAGCCAGTAATTTTTATTACGTTGCTGATTTTGCGACTTCGTAAATGAACCCCTGAATGCTGTAATAGCACCAGTGGCGTGAGAGTCTATTTTAGACTTAATACGACTTAAACTAGACTCTTTAATATAATCTTCAAATGATTTCATAATTACTTCCCCAATCTTCTTCGTTTTTAATTACATTTTCCATTGTAACACATAGTCCCCGCCAGCTTCCCAATCTTCTGTACCTTGTTCTGTAGCGGCATCTATTAGCGCCGTAGTCGTTACCGAGTGACCCGCATCAACGAACTTTGCGCCCATTGCACCCATACTACCACCACTAACAGAAACCCAAACTACAATGAATTTTTTAGAATTTTTGAACATAGCAATAGCCAAAGTTCCCTTTTCTGTAACATCTGGGTTAGCATCCATAACAACATTACCCGCCTTTAAAGCGGCTTTAGAACTACTAAACTACTTTCTACTTTGTGGAAATGCGTTTTTAGGCTTTTTATACCTAGATGCTTCATTCATAAATGTGTTAAATGTTTTCATGTTTATATTCCTTGGTCTACGATTACTTTCTTTAGTTCAACTAAGCTTTTGTTTTCCCATATTTCACCAGTTGAGTCTAATGCAGAATATGGCTTTGCCTTATTCTTCGGATTGTTATTATTTTTAGCGTAAGCGATCCAATAGTTTTTAGGATCTCCAACCACTTTATAATCGGTTAAATTAAATTTATCCAATCCAGTAGCACTTGTAAAATCTTTAAGGATTTTTGGAAATTCGGCTTCTAATAAAAATTCGTTAAATGATATCAATTTGTTACCCCTAGTAAGTTTGACAATTTCTGTATTTGCACAGCCGATATAGTTTTAATATCCACGGTATCATAATCATTTACACCCAAAGCAACCGCTAAGTTGCCAGTGGCGAATATAGTACCATTCTTAGAGTTCTTTGAACCCTTCGGTAATTTTGCAAATATTTTCTTTATTGTCATGATATATACCTCTATTTATACGGCGTAGTTACGCCACCAAACTCAGAATGATTTATCGCTTTATTAATTGACATTGCAATGCCGATTCTAGCTTGTCTATTCAGCGTCTTGGTAGCACCAATGCGCGAAGTTCTAATGTATAAATCATTTTCAAGTTTAGACGTTTTAGAAGACTCTATAAGATTAGCCATTCCCAAGTTAATAATTAGATTAACTTCAAACGTAGCTTCGTCTTTGGAAAACGAGCGATCGCGGCACAAAAATAAAAATAGTATGTCTTTAAACCAACGAACATTTAAGTCTTTCATAATATATTTCTCGCTTAGTGACTGAATGAGTACCTATTATAGACGGCTAGACGGCTAAATGCAAGCTATTTAAACTGTTAATTTAGCTGTTCTAGTTTTAAAGTCGCGCTTGCGCATGGTAGTCTTGGCTATCACATCCAATTCATCATTTTGATTATCGTATTTCACCATAAATGGAATATTGATGTTTGAATTTATGTCAAACATGACGGCTTCAATACCGGGACTCATTCCACCGATCCTCGGACCATGCTTTGCGAATACCTTTTTAAACATACTCATTAATTCTACGATGGTAATCGGCTCACCATTTCTGGGATCATTAACTCTATCTCTAAAGTGTTTACCAGACAAATCAATGTCTACACCAACGGCGGCAAATAACTTATCCGCAAATTTTTCTACTACACCGATGTCAGATCTTGATAACTCTTCTGAAAGAAATTCTGTAAACGATTTCATGTAAAGTCCCCTTCAGAATTTGGAAATTTATTTTTAGCTAACTTATACATCTTTTTTAAGTCTTTCATTTTACCACTTTTCATAATACCCAATTTAGTGAATTCCAATTTTGCACTTTCTAAATCAACATCAGATTGTTCAGCCGCTGACTTTCTAAATGCTGACTTATATTTAGTCCAGATAAGTAACCCTTTCCACCCATTATCTGATAGCTTGGGCGCACCAGATTCTTCCGAAAGAAATTCTGTGAATGTTTTCATATAAGTGTTTTTCCTAGTAGGTAATTGGTTTAACGTAGTCTTCAGCTTTACCAGAGATTTCGAAATATTGCATAACTTTTGGGTCGATGGTTAAAAACTTAAACTTCAACGCTCTATCAACCGCAATGATACCATCATTATATTTATCTTGATTGATAAATTTAACATTTGCATTCTTTATATTTATAATGCAAATAGTTCGGTTTTCTTCATTGGTATTACTTGACATTGGCGAAGACATTCTACATAAAATGTCACCAGACTTGAGAACCTTACCAAATTCCTTTCTATCGTAGGAATCGACCTGAAATATGGCTTGGTCTGACTTTGCAAGCTTTTGATGTATTGACGCGACCGCCCCAGTAAATCCGGTGTAGTTACCCGCTTGACCGTTGTATTGAGCGATATGTACCGTCTTTGGTAAATTTTTAACATCTACCGATTCTGTCATATATTCTGAAAAACTTTTCATTTTAAAACCCCTGTTAACCAATTGAGTACCTATTATATACTACTATGATTTTAATTTCATCTATTTATACGTATATTTATACATTAAACTTTTTGAAGGCAATAAAAAGCGACCAATTTGGTCGCTTTTTGAATAGAGGTTAAAACAAAATAAATAGTAGTGTTGGGGTTCACCCCTTACGGTACTTAAACTACCATCATTATAATAGGCTTTGGTCAACCTAGCTGATATTTTACAGCCATTGATATCATCTTGCATTTCTATCATCTTTATCGTATAAATGATAGTCACCAATTTTAGCATGATAAGGAGATCCATATTGTGGATGTACCTCATACCAATGATTTTGATAATCTGGTATTTTATTATCAGCTATTTTTATTAAAATATGTCTTAATGGATCAGCACACTCCAATGTAGCACAATGGCGAAGTCTTTTACCAGATTTATACTGGGCAATTATAAAGTAAACCTTTACAATTATACGTTCACCATCTTCACAAAACTTATTTGTATCGTGGAGTTCTTGACTAATATAATGGTCAATTTTTTCAATACCACTACATTCTTGACTAATATAACTGTTATTTTCTTTATTCATAATATACTTCTCTATGCATTGACTCGATGAACCTAGTGTAACCAATCATTTTATATAAGTCAACACTTATTTAATTATTTTAACTGGATTCGAACCAGTGTCTAAGCATTGTGGATTTACGTTTACCATAATTTCATCGGAATCGAACCTATGTTGCCTTGCGGATCGGAGTTACAACCCGAACACGATCCATACGTGTCTACACATCCAAATTTGGCGGTTGTTGATGGACTTGAACCACCGACCCATAGATTAACAATCTATCGCTCTACCACTGAGCTAAACAACCAAAACTACTATCTCGAAAGATCACTACGAATAAACATAATAATCTCGCCTAAATTATTTTCACCACTATATGAATCGTCTTCATCCCAAACAACGCCCCAGTATCTATCACCCCACATATTACCCTCGAAGATATCACCACTGGTTTCTAATAGCAAACTTTTATAAGGTTCTTGATTAAACTTTTGCTCAACCAGATCAAACATTATAGAATACTTTAAATTATCCCAACCTTTACGCAATTCTATTTTTTTACCAAATCGCTTAACTTGCCCCGCATAGGGTAATACTTGTATTTCCTTCCTAATGCCTATGTCTACAGTTTTAGCCGCAACATAGGCATGTTCTACAGAACTATATTCCTCACCATCTAAAACTACCTTACATTCTACAAAGTTAGATAAAAAACGATAATCCCCATTGAATGATTTGATCATGTGTAATTATTCCAGCGACTAACAATAAAACCACTATACATAACATAGTTACATTATACAAGTTCTTTTTTTCTAAATATTTTCTATATAAAACAACTCCCGCATACATTAGGTTTGCTTTAATTCTACTCACACCATTTTTTAGCAATAACTCTAAAAAATACTTATCTGTCGATTTTCCATCATAATTTATACATGTTAAATAGTCATGTACAAAAGCCGCTTTGATGTATGCGGGTGAAAACGGCGTACCTATAAACTTCCAAAACGCATTGGGTATACTCGCCCCATCACTAACAAATCCCTTCGGTATTAAAAATCTAACATTATCTAATTGAAACATGTACGACTCAGCTAACTTATACATATTTTTTGAATGTGGTGTGATTATCATGCTACTTCCTTTTTTAATTAATTCACCACTATTTATACAAAATTCCAACTAATTTGGAGGGAAGTAATGGAGTCGAACCATCAACGTTTTCACGTTGGGCTGGCTTTCAAAACCAGTTGCGTACCACAACGCCCTACCTTCCTAGATTGAAGGACTTGAACCCTCGACCCTTCGATTACAAAACAAATGCTCTACCAACTGAGCTAAACCAGCAAATTTTAAACATAAAAAAAAGCCCCATCATTTCTGTGGGGCTTTTTTTAAATAATTAAGTTATAAATTAATTTAAGAAACCCCACGCGCGCATGAATAATTCGACCACGTTATCGATTTATTTATGTTAGACGTTTTATATTTGGGTGTCATTTTAATTCCTGTTATTTAATTTCTACACTTCTATTTTATACACTAAACATTGTCAAAAGTAAACATTATTTAATATTTATTTTTATAATGTTAATAATCCCATTAATTTGAGCGTATATACACCATCATCACCTAAACATGCTGTTATCTTGTTAGGCATAGCCTGAATAGCACTCTCACTGAAAGCTAAGGCATCTTGCGCCCTAAGTGCGGCATTCATATCAATTATGTTATCGGTGTCCCATTCAGGTCTTACAAGTGTATCTTGTGCCGTAGCTATCCATTGATCATATGTAATCCAACTAGCACATGAGTATAAATTACCTTCTGAGTCTTGCCAATTTAAACCATTATACGTGTTTATGTCATATGGTCCAAGTGCTAAACACATTGCGAGTTGATTAGCGTCTAATTGTAATAGTTCTGGACATGCCGCTGTTATTCTCATAATTAAAATCCTCCTGTGACTGTTATTTCCTGATCTACTTGCGTTAACCCTAGTGCCGCTATGTGGTCTTGCGCTGACTCTAGCCTGTCTCCCAATATCACCGCAATAACATTCGGGCTTGCTGTGCTGTCGTTGATTCTTAGCATTACCTGTGCGCGTTTAGCCGCCACTAAGTCTACGTCAATTTGTACAACTTTTATAGACTTATCAATTTCAATATTAAAATCTATTACTAAAATTCACGGTTCTAGATCTACCACAGGTACAGTTAACGCGGTTAAGTATTCCTCTGTGTTTGTGACTTCTTGCTCGTTGGATTGCTTACCTCTTATAATCAGTCCGTAAATTCTACCCTCTGAAAAAATCTCCCTCCCTGAGATAGTAAAAAGCATTATCTCTTGGTTTATTGCACTACCTACAGACGATAGTTGTTGATTAGATGAAGAACTAACTCCATTAACTGTTAACATTGCACGACCACCAGAACCTTCATGCAATCCTATAAAAGTAGAGTCATTACCATAATTTGCCGAGACGGAAGTGTTCACATTTACGTTAAAACTGCTGTTATTTTGCACTCCGAATTCAAAATTATTGCTCATTGTGCTTACTACACTTGAAAAGTTTCTACTATTACCGATGGTGTCATACTGACTAACTAAAACAGCTCTACTGCCCGTTGACCTAACAGTCATCATCAGGCTCATGCCGTCAGCGTCGTTAGCGATACCGGCTACTGGTGACGTAGTTAAAAAATCGTCTATGCCGTCAGCTTCTATCCACTGAACCCCACCTACATCTCTATAAGTAGGACGTTTACTAGATACTGATTGACTCGCATGGTTACCATTGCCGGATTTATCTAACATTAAACCAACGGGTTGACCATCTGCTGTTACAGGTATTGTACCTGCGGCATCTTGGAACAGTGTAGATATATCACTAGGGTCATACCACGCGCCTTTCTCACCATTTGCGAATAAATTCAGTATGTTGAAAATATTAGACTCTACAGAAATATTACTAATTACCCAATTAGCAGTAAATGAATATATGGGTTTTGTGATATAGTTAACCATCATAATCCCCTGTTATATAAATAATTCATCTATATATAATACGGTCGAACTGGTTGCATTGGCAACTCTTACCATAACTCGACCGGTTCTACCAACAACAACAATTTGACTCCCATCGGCATCATATTCTACAGGGTCAAAGTGACCTTGACCGTCTCTACCTCTAAATCCAATTTGCATTGTTGCACTTGAAAATGTTCCATAGTATCGTATAGCTCTTTGCGAAGAATATGCTATAGCACTTTTCTTCGCTTCGTAGTCACTAATTTCGTAGTCACCGTTTGCATCAGTTCCACTTAAATCTAACATATGTTAACCCTTATTTATTTTTTATTGTAGCAATTTGCAATTTTTAAATTCGATATACTTAATAGTGCTTTATCTATCGAATTTATCATAAACTCATTATCAATAAATTTTTGCATTTCGTTAATTGATAAGTTAGATTTTATAGATTTACGCATACATCTATCGGTATCTGATAGCATTAACCCATCTAATCTTGCTGATATACTTTCAAGATAAATTTTGTTATCAATCATTAATACAGATTTAGGCATGATAATTACCCACTGTTCTTATTATGAAGTATTAGCATTGCCTTGACTTCATCTAAACTTTTTTCAATTCTTTCTAAATGGTCTTTGAAGTCTAATTTAGACATATATTCTGTCTGAACCATAGTACGTAGCTCTTTAACATCCCTTTCAATTATTTTAACGTCCGAATCTACGTCTTTTATAGAAACGTGCATTGGATAAATTATTGCCACTAAAAAAAGATTAACAATTCCTAATCCTATTGTAACGTAATGGTATGTCTCCATTTTGGTCCCTCATTTTATACTTTATTTGGGCTTATTAAGCCGTCTAGTTTATGTAACTAATAGTGCTTCTAAATTATATTTTTTAGTAACTTTTTCAAAGTCTCTAACATTTCTAGCCTTATCTATATCGACTAATATTGTTCTTTTTGCCAAGGAATTTTTTACTTGAAATAGCGGAGAACTAACGACAACTTTACGCATACTATCTTTAACTTCGTCAAATGTAGTATCATCAGCCATTAGAGAAAGTAAATTTCCGGCTAATTGTGAAGTTGACCTTTCTTTAACGTCAGTTTCTTTAACACAGTTTGGAACGGTTTTACCTTTGAGCTTTTTAGAACCCACCATCTTATACCCTTTCCAACATGGATCATCTTTCATTTTTACAAATTCTGCAAATGTTTTCAACTTACGTTCCTTCAAGAAATTATAATTTATTCCAGACAATTTGCTGTCTGGTTTTTCCTAACTTTATCATCTTAACCAACTGGTCAAGGTCTTCAAAATTTTGTATCTTTTCGTATTCACTAAATGGTCTAACATTTGGTAACTGATAACCATCGTTAATTAAACCGTTGGCTTTATCAATCACACTAACCAAATTACCTTTGTGAAATAATTCAGATTTTAACTTGGTAACTTTAATTACAAAGCCATTGACCAAGTTAACATCTTCAGATTCAGATTTTCGATTAGCAACCATTTTTAATTTTTTAATATAATCGGATTCAAATCGCTTAGATGCTTCATTTAAGCTATGTTTTAATTCAATGAATGATTTCAATTTATATTACCTACTTCTATTTATACATCAACTGGATGAATAACACCCAGTTGATGGTTTTATTTTAAACTATTAATTAATAACTACCGTCTTTTCTTTTTTTCATTTCAGCCATGCGTTTTTTCTTTTTCATTTCTTCAGACATTTGATCTTCATCGTCTTCTTCATCGTCTTCTTCATCGTCTTCTTCATCATCGTCTTCATATTCTTCAGCCATTTTCTTTTTCTTCATTTCAGCCATGCGTTTTTTCTTTTTCATTTCTTCAGACATTTCATCGTCTTCATCATCGTAGTCTTCATCTTCTTCTTTCATATCTTTTGATATAGCTTTACGTCTCTTTGCTAGATATTCATCGGATTCGTCTTCGTCACCATCGTTGTCAATATCACCATCGGCTTTACCAACTGGGTCTAATTTCTTTTTCTTTTCGGCTTCGATTAAATCAAGTGCTTCTTGCTCTACTACGAACTGGTCAAATGTTTTCATATTTTTTGATTCCTGTAAATTGGATTAGTTATTTGTAACTTTTAAATGCGTTATGTGAAGAATCACATAATTGCTTACTTTTGGCTATTTGTACCATAAGTTTATCTATTGCGGATTTTAATTTTGGATCATCTTGGGCTTCATTGGCAAAATCGTCTGCTAAATCCATTCCCTTTATAAGATGTCTTGCTACTTCTGCAAATTTTTCTCGAATAAACTTATGGCTCATATCGCTTTCTGATACGTACTGATTTTCATCAGATTCAGAAACTTTTACAAATTCTTTTTTAGCTTTACCATCTGAACCTTTTGACATTGATATTTTATATTTACCAGATTTAAGACCTTCTTGTTCAGTTTCCTTCCATTGAGTAGCATTATCACCACTATTCATAAATTTTCGCATCTGATCATTCGATTTAAATGCCTTTACAATAACCCTATTAGCTATCGCTGAACCTTTATCTTTAGACATTGACTTAAATATGGAAGATGTATTGACATTTTCATCAATATCATCTTGCTCTACTACGAACTGGTCAAATGTTTTCATATTTCTTAATTCCTGTAAATTGATTGTTTAACGCTCTCGTATAAATCGTCAAGCGTAGTGTTGTTTTCAATAATTTGCTCATTTTTAAGTGGTTCAATACCTACTTCTGTAATATGAGTATCAGTACTATTTATACACGTTCTATTAACGTGCAAGATATTAGCTTGCATTGCCCTAAACATTTGTATTTCGTGCGATTGTCTACAGTCAGTAACTATAAAATATTCATAAATACCCTTCTGTAGTGATTTGATCCAAACATCAAGCATAAAGTTTAGCCAGATATCCTTACCCAATACATTACACCCAATATCAGTACCGACAATTTGCATTAGTTGTCTCATACTGAACCCATCATTCTTATTATACTCTACAGAAAGACCCCTCATTAGCTCTGAGACGGCTTTCGCACCCAATTCTTCCTGTAGGTCTCGCCCAATAACTTTAAAGCCCATAGATATCGATTTAATGATTACGTTAAAATCAATATCTAAAATAGCTTCCCGATCAATATTTTCATTTGTTCCATCAAACGCATCATAATCTAAATAACCTTGATTAGTCTTTATTCCAGAGAACCCAGCCGCTAATGCAACTTTAACCGGATAAGCTAAACCATAAGAAATAGATGGATATAATGATTTAACCATTGCCGCTACTGTATCCTTACCACTTCGCTTTTTCCCACATATACATAGTGTCTTCACAATATAAACCTCTTAGTTGATTATAGTTCGAATATTATACCATTATTATTTAGTAAAAGTAAAAAATATAAATTTATTTTACGAAAGTGTTTACTATTTAATATTTATATGCTACCCTAAATGCAATTCAGCCGCCAGATGATATATATAATATTTATAATCTATATATAAACAAAAATGTTTTATGGAATGAACGAAGTGAATGTAATTTCACCTAACGGTGAATCTATAATCTATATAATACCAAAAAATGACCTGTTTAATTCCTTTAATATATCTTAAGGGATCATACAGGTCATTTCACATAAGTCACCTACGGTGAATCCACCTCCGGTGAAAACTAGTTGAGATTAAAATATGAAGTTAGACGAAATAAAATTACTTATAGAAGAAAAGTTGTATATAGATCCAGAAAAGATCGAACATGAATTACTAGATAATTGTTTAAGGCATGGTAGATTTATTAATATGTTGGCTGATCACAGGATCGAAAGTAAGATTCTAGTCAATAAATTAGCTATAGCAAAACGTAAAAGTTGGATGTTTTATAGTGGTAGATCTGACGAACCGTATGAATTTGTATTAGACAAAACCGAAATAAAGATGATGTTGGATACCGATATGAATTTGATCAGGATTCAATCTCAAATAGATATGAACGATATTAAAGTTAAACAGATAGAAGATGCATGTAAATCATTTATCAATAGAGGTTTTAATTTAAAGTCGGCTGTAGAAATGCGGAAAATCGAATTAGGCTTAATGTGAATTTAATCATAGCGGGTGGTAGAGATTTTATCGATTATGAATTATTGAAGTTTGAAGTTGATAAATTTATAGCTGAAATCTATTGCCCATTTGATGCTATTATAGTATCCGGTCATGCACTAGGCGCTGATACTTTAGGTGAAGATTATGCGGATGAACATAATCTTCAAAAAATAATTAAGAAAGCAAATTGGAAAAAATATGGACTTTCGGCGGGATTTAAGCGAAACTTAGAACTTGCCGATAATGGCTCTCACTTAATAGCATTTTGGGATGGGTTATCGGATGGTACTAAAAATATGATTGATATTGCGAATGATCGCGGAATCGAAACCAGAATAATTGGATATACATTATGAAAATAAGTAAGTCGAACACATACACCCTGAATCACATGGGTAGACGAAAAGAAAAGTATCGAGTATTGAGTGCCGTAACATGCGGCGGTGATATTATGAAACAATTTGGTGATACGTATCAATTCGGTACTCTTGGCATAGCTGGTAATTGGGCAGAACGTAGCCCTATCAAAAAGGGAAGGGAATACAACACGTATTTCGTTATAGACAAATGATTAACATTATTAATATATCTAATCAGCAAATTCCAAAAATTAATTATTTTTACTGTGGTTTAATAAAGAACTTAAAGACTCAGATAGTAAGTTCAGTAGGTATATTGGATATATGGTAGCATTGCATGAGTATGACGATATTACATTAGGTTGCTATTGCTTTCCAAAAAAATGCCACTGTGAGACAATCAAAAATCATGTGGAGTGTGTTAATAACTTTAATTTAATGGGTGTATAATATACCGCTACATTTGGTTAAATTAAAGTTACTACCAAATATATTTGTGAAAATTTGCCAATTTCTATATAAAAACATTACACATTTGTATTTTCATAAAAAGATTGCATTTGCCGTTCGGTATGATAATATAGGTACTCAGTTAGGCAATTAACCAAATAAGCGAGAAATATATGATGATAAAAAGTGAAATTTCCGAATATGACGAAAATGTTACAATTTACAGTTTCGAAAGTCGCGGTACTGATTACACCATATTTCAAAAGCCGAATGAGTTTGAAGTATGGAGTCAAAGAAAGTCTTTGTCCTTTAATCCAAAAATTCGATTCTTCGATAACCTAAGTGAATTATCGAAAGTTTCGAAAGTGTTTAAAGAATTAGCGGTGTTAATAGCCGCATAAAGGACAGTCATGAGACTTAATTTTAAAAAATATACAATTTATACCATAATATGCCCAACTTGGGCTGGTTGGGATTGCGGTCTTTTTGATTATCGAAAACTTGATGCTGAAGAAGTGCGCGTAGATACGATAGTAAATCGAATTGTAATATGGCGTTTAGCTATATGGGTACATTATAAGGATAAATTATGAAACAATTACCAGAACTTGAAATTGATTATGTAGATTATGACGGTTTCAAATTAACCGGATTAGAACGTGCGGCGATACGTGCGATAAATATACCAACATGAAAACCTTATATTTATGAACATTTTCCAAATGGTGTACTTATGATAAATTCAACTAATGATGAATTCGTAATTGTAATTAATCCAAGTTATGGGTACAATCGTGATTTTAAATATAAAGAGGTTTCTGTAGTTAAGCGGAATCACCCATTTAACAAATTTAAAATGAAAGATAACAGAAATTTTAAAAATTAAATAACTCTTGACAAAAATCTGAAAATAGATTATTGTACTAATTCCCTAGCAAAAAGTGAGAATTAAATTATGAAATATTATATTGTTGAATCGTTACAAAATAAACGCGGAATCTGGGTGTCAGAAGATGATCTTAAGGACACAATTAAGTTTGACTTCGCGGGTCATAAGTGTGTTCGATATTACGAAATAAGTAAAGAAAGTTATTATCAGCTTATTCACGGTGAGGTGCAATTATAATGGCTCTCTTTGATTACTGGCACAATAATGCACCAGCACCATTCAATCCAGATTACCGACCCTATGCGGATAAGTTAACTACCGATGTCATTGCCGCTTTAGAATCCGATGGGGTTTATGATAAATACACTCTAAAGGAACGACAGGATAATGATTTTTTCCGTAAGAAATGGGCTGAATTAAAACCCGCATACGAAGCCGAATACCAACGGCGATTAGAATATTTAAACAATAGCACCGCGATCATTCCGGCTGGCTACTAAGGAAATACCATGTACCTAAATTTAGATAAAATTGAAGCAAGATTATTATTAAGACTTATATCCGGTGGTACGCTAAATTCAGCTGAACAACGCGAATTAATTCCAGTTGTTCTATCTATCGAGTACGATCTTAAAAAGGAAGTCGAAAAAGCGAGTTGTCATGGATACTGAAAAACAACCGAAATTAGATACGTAGATAAATATAACGTAGAATGGATGGGTTCATATATCTGGACTGATCGAATTTTAAGGAGTTAAATTATGCGACCGCAAATATTACACGATTATATCATTAAACCAGTTCTTGAACATATGGGTAGCAAATATAATACAAAAGCCGCAAGGCAATTGTTGTTAGCTACAGCCGCGCAAGAAAGTCACTGCGGTTTTTATGCAAAGCAAGTTAAAGGTCCGGCGCTTGGACTCTATCAAATGGAAAAACCAACACTAAATGATCTTTATGAAAATTATTTATACTTTCATCCAAGTCAAGAACGTATAGTGGAAAATTTTAACATTATCAACATATCAGATAAAATTGAACTTGTTGGTAATAATTACTACTCTACCGCCATTGCTAGAATGCAATACTGGCGAGATAGTGAGCCTATGCCAGATTTTAACGACTTTGATGGTATGTGGACAATGTATAAGCGAGTGTGGAATACACATCTTGGTAAAGCCACATTGCATGAGTTTCAAGAGAATTGGATTGGATTTGTAAAAAATGTTGACTTCTAATCTAATGCAAGGCGATTGCTTAGAACGCATGAAAGAAATACCAGATGGTTCAGTTGATATGGTTTTGACTGATCCACCTTATGGTACGACAAAATGCACATGGGACTCAATTATACCGCTTGAACCAATGTGGGAGCAGTTGAAAAGAATTATAAAACCTAGTGGTGCGATAGTTATGACAGCATCACAGCCTTTTACGACCAATTTGATTAGCTCTAATTACAAAATGTTTAAGTATTGTTGGATATGGGAAAAATCTAAAGCAACTGGACATCTTAATGCTAAGAAAAGACCACTAGTTAAGCATGAGGATATTGTAGTTTTTTATGGGAAACAATGTACATATAACCCTCAGGCATTACTTAAAAAAGACTTTCCTACAATCTCAAAAGGGGATAGGGGTAGGATAGGGGTTGGATCGAGTGGAGAGTGTTACGGACCAGCAAATAGGGATGCTATTCAGACTCACACAAACTACCCTTTATCAATAACAAAACATACAGTAGATAGTAAGGCTAAATTCCACCCAACACAAAAACCAGTAGCATTAATGGAATACCTAATTAAAACCTACACGAACGAAACCGAAACCGTTTTAGACTTTACAATGGGTAGCGGAACAACAGGCGTAGCGGCTAAGAATTTAAATAGGTCTTTTATAGGCATTGAACTAGATCCAGATTATTTTAAAATAGCGAGTGATAGAATAAATCAATTTTCTATTGATGATTTTATATGATTAATCTAATGCAAGGTGATTGTCTTGAACGTATGAAAGAAATACCAGACGGCTCGGTTGATTTAACTGTAACAAGCCCACCATATGATAACTTAAGAAGTTACAACGGTAATAATGAACAATGGGGTGAACATGTATGGAAGTCCGTTATTGCAGAATTGTATAGAGTTACTAAGGATGGTGGTGTTGTTGTCTGGGTTGTTGGCGATGCCACTGTAAAAGGTAGCGAGACAGGCACAAGTTTCAAGCAAGCTTTGTGGGCAATGCAGTGTGGGTTTAGGTTGCACGATACGATGATTTATGAAAAAGACGCTATATCATTTCCAGATAAAAATAGATATCAAAGTTGCTTTGAGTATATGTTTGTATTTAGCAAAGGCGCGCCCAAAGCAAGGAATATTATACATGACAGAATTAATCTTTCTTTTGGTCGAAAAGTTACTGGAACTAACAGATCGGCAAGCGGAGCACTAAATAAAGCATCTTGCTATGGCAATAAAATAAAAGAATTTGGCGCAAGATGGAATATATGGAAATTAGTAACAAACAAAGGGAATCATAAAACTGGTCACCCAGCCGCGTTTCCTTGGCAATTAGCCAATGATCACGTTATAAGTTGGAGCAAAGAGGGTGATACTGTGCTTGACCCATTTATGGGTTCAGGAACTACAGGAGTAGCATCTAAAAACCTAAACAGGTCATTCATCGGCATAGAGCTAGACGAGGGTTATTTTAAAATAGCCAGTGATAGAATAAATCAATATTCGATTGATAATTTTATTTGACTTCCTCAAACAACATGATATTATGTCTGTGTTGTTTGAGAAAATTCTTTTTAATTATTTGAGGTATGTATTATGGGTTATGTTGAAACGTTAGTTGAAAATGAAAAAAAAGTTACACAAAAAGCGATAGTTGCCGATTTAAATAACGGTGAGTATAGTTGCCTTTACTTCGCCACAGAAGAACAAATTGATAAGCTAATAAAGTCTGGTAAAATATCAGAAGATATTTCAAGCATCTATCAGGATTATCAAGAAGAACTTCGAGTAATTAAAGCCAAATATGTAGACGAATCATTCGATAAGTAACTTTGGTTTATCCATGTTGTCATGTGCGACTCTGCATTCATGGCAACATAAAGTAGCACCGTCCTTACCTCTGTAATTCGAGCTAGAATTGCATTTATTCTTACAAACCTTACATATCTGAATATCTTCGTTCAAATCCTTCATTAATAATTCTAATTTTGTAGTTAAATCGCTCATAATGCTATCCTATTAATTGTGTAATCGAATTGTTGGCTATTATAAAGCTTAATACGCTCAACTGCATGTTTTAAACTATAGGACTTAGTTTTTTTGCCCCATTTCAATTCATCAACAATATCGATAAATGTTGCCTGTGCTTTAGAGTCATGTTTGCGCAATATTCTACCAATTGTCTGTAAAATGATAATTTTAGACTTCAGTGGATGCGTCATTATAATAACATGCAACCTCTTTATACTTATACCAGTGGAGAATACGCCGATGGACGCAATAATAATTAAACCACCCTCTTCTTCAGCTATAGCTCTAAGTGCGTCACGCTCGTTCACATCAGTTCCACCATTGACTATATGAACTTTATCGTGCAATTTATCACATATTAACTTAAGTTCCTTACCATGCTTTATATGCTTATACATAAGCACTACATTTTTACCTTGCTTGGCTATTCCATGCGCTAATTTGCAAAGTTTTACATTTCTCTTAACATCACCGGTGATCGCCGCTACTTCTGATTGATATGGCAAGCCCTTACGCTCTTTTAAGACATCTAAAGGATATTGTATTATCAGCGCCTTGATTTTTAAATTGGACACCGTACCAGCGTCTATGAGTTCTCTTGTGGTCACTGGTTTAAATACATTTCCGAAGTGACCGATCAGCGCCAATAAATGGGATTTAGATTCTTTAAAAGTTCCAGATAATCCACATTTAATTGGACAATCTGTTAGGTTTTGAATAATATTTGTTAGATTTTTAGCCGTAGCCAAATGAGCTTCATCTGCCATGTAACAAGAAAACTGATCAAACCACTCTTTGGGCATTTTGCCAATAGATTGCCATGTTGATATTACAACTCTAACATCACCCGAATCTTTCTCTTTACCGGACATAATAATATGAATATCTTTAGAAGAAAAATTATCATCAGTTGAAGAGTAATCGATTAAATCACTTTGCATCTGTAAAACCAATGCCGTAGTTGGAACAGTGATTAACACTTTACGATCATAGTTTTCTAATGCATATCTAGCGGTAATGTATTGCATTAATGATTTACCAGAGCTAGTTGGACATTCCATTAAACCAGTAGCTTTATCAAACAACATTTTTTTAACACATTCTAGTTGATAACCTCTTGGTTTAATTTTATTACCGCCGGTAGTTAGTGGTAATTTATCGACCCATTCATCAAAATGCTTGTCTTCTGTCTTAAAGTCGTCTATATTGTTCACTGAATAGCCGTACTGCTCACAAAATGTTAAAAGGTGTGAATATAATCCAATAGGCAATAAACGTGTGTATGATTGATATAGGCGTATTTTACCGTCCCATATTCTTTGTTTGAATTTAGGATTAAATTTATAGTTATCAACGTAAAATGCAAAGTAGTCGCTTAGTTCCATTTTTATTGAAATACTTGCGTCAACACTTAGCCATACATCGTTTATTTTAGTTACAGTTACATTATTCATAAGTTACTCAATATTATCATATATAAATATTTATACAACCAATTTAGGATTAAAAATGAAAATTAAATTAAATGAAATGAACAAAGCAGACTTGATAGAATTAGGAAAATCACTAGGTCTTAAAGTTAATGCTAGAATGAAAGAATCATCGTTGATTGATGCGATTATTTTAAGTGAATATGAAGACATTTCATACTCTCTTGATGGTGAAAATTTGAGTAATATGGATAAAGACGAACTTGTCACACTTGGTAAATCATTGGGTGTAAAAGTTGATAAGCGTATGTTGAATGAAAAAATCATCAAATTGATTTGTTTAGAATACCCAACCGATGTAGACATATACTATAATTCCGATGAAGTTACTATGGTTTCGCCAAATACACCCACATTGGAAGTTCTCGATGATGAATATGAGCCAGTAGTGGAAGTTATTGAGAAAACTAAAAATGAAATATATTCATCTATGGGTGTACCAGAAGAGATTATTGGAAACTTGTTAGGTGAAGATGATGAAGAAGTAGAAGATAATGAATTTGATTATCTGCGAAGTTTGACCGAAGAGGACTTGAAGAATCTACCAACGGTTAAAGAATCTGATACCAATGTTGAATTTGAAGATGATCATCCCGAAGATGAACGATCTGATACCAATGTCGAAAATGAAGATGATCATCCCGAAGATGAAAATGAAGATGTAAATTTACTAGCGAAACGATTATCAAATGTGGTAATATTAAACGAAACTCGACAGTCTATTAAGCTTATTGATATCAGAAAATATATGTTTGGTACTAATGGAAAAGACCAACGAAGAATAACTCGACTAGATAAAGAAATTTGCGATCTTCTATATAAGTATGGTATAAAGGATTTAGTTGATGAATGTATTAACGCAAATGTTGCGCCGCTACATTTACAATTCGCCGCCACATTGGAAAAACTTTGGGAGGACCAAGGATACCTAATGGTTAGAAGTAACTGGAATAGCTGGTGGATTATCTTTGATAAAAGGGGTAATAGAGAATAAATAAACCTTGACTATCCCCATTTAATCTGGCATTATAGGTACTTATTCAGTAAAACAGTGAGATTTAAATTATGAAATACGCGACACGCCGTTTATTAGATAGTGTATGGACATTAGCCTATGAATTTGTTGGTGGTAAGATTGTAATCTATGAACATAGTCGAGATATGGATATCGGATATGAAAAAGAGAATGAATTACCACAATACCGATTGTTAGAAGATGATTACCGAATTGTTGAAGCCGTTTGCTTTAGACAATATACTAGTGAAATGTTAGGTCTTGCTAGTTATGGTGACTTCATTGATGTAAGTAACCCAAAGTACGTATTTGATTATAACAAGTAAACAAAAAAGCCGCTAATTTAGCGGCTTTTTATTAAGGTAAAATTATTTATATGAGTAATAAACAAAGACCTGTATCTATCTATGGGGTTATATATAAATCAATATCAAAAGCGTCTACCGCTATTGGTGAAGGTATTAAAGTTGTTAAGCGAAAATTAGATTCCCAAAAATATACAAATTACTCATTTATAGAACTAGACGATGTAATCTTATCTATTGAGGATTTAATTCTCAGTAATGGTAAAATAAATCCAAATATTAAAATAATATTATCTAATAATATACACTTAGTTGATGAAATACTAAATCTAACAAAAGAATTACCATCGACTTTTTTCAAAGGTGGAGTGGAGTATGATTATTCGTTAACTGATAGAGTAAGGATTATTAACAACGGTTGTGTTTTTCCTACTTGTGAAGAATGTGGAATTGCTATTAAATTTGGAAATATATTCTGTTCGTCTAAATGTAGGTCGTTAAACTCAAATCAGCAATCTATTAGAAATAATACTGGCATTGATAAGTATGGTACTAGTAGGAACAGCGATAAGATTAAATCTACAACTTTTTGTAGATATGGTACAGAAAATATAGGCACGATTTCACATATTCAAGATAAGATTAAATCCACTAGAAAGGAAAAATACGGTAGCTATTGGAATGAGGAACATCACAAAAAGTCTAAATCTACCAAAATTGATAAATACGGTAGTATTGAAAATTATAGGTTATCCGTTGTCAAATCGACTTATGTTACAAAATATACAATTGATAAAACACTTTTAGATAAATGTGTATTTTTAGAGCAATACCCCAACAATGAATTACCTGATAACGTCATAAACTATTTGTCTATATCTTATGGTATATACTCACCACCAGATAAATTATTATACCGTAGTAGACAAGAGCAAGAAATTTCAGATTTTTTAAGTGATCTTGGTGTAAAATTCGAAACTACGCGCAAAGTAATTAATCCATACGAGCTTGATTTTTACATTCCTTCGCATAACCTAGCTATAGAATTTAATGGCTTATATTGGCATTCAAGCGGTTGTGTTGAAGACGATAGTAAGTGGTCTAAACAACACTTATTAAAAACAAACATGTGTGAAGGTCAAGGTATACAGCTATTTCATATATTCGAAAATGAGTGGGAAGAACCAAACAAACGAGAAATATGGAAGTCGATGATTCGAAATAAATTAGGATTATCTAAACGCATATATGCTAGAAAATGTAAATTTGTGGTTGTTTCCTCAAAGGATTCTAAGATGTTTTGTATAGAAAATCATATACAGGGTAATGTTAATGCATCTAGTAAAATTGGTCTAATGTATAATGGTGAATTGGTGAGCTTAATGACTTTCGGAATTGCTAGATACACAGAGGGAATTGAATTGCTTAGATCTTGTACCAAAAGTGGATATGTTGTTGTTGGTGGGTTTAGTAAACTATTAAAACATTCTAGTTATGATAAAATCATAAGTTATGCGAATAGACGATTATCTATGGGAAACGTATACAATTCTAATGGATTCTTGTTAGATAGTGTAACCAAACCATCATATTATTATTGGGACGGTAAGAGGTCATTGGTATTGAATAATAGAGTGCAATTCCAAAAACATAAGTTAAGTAAGTTATTGGATGTATTCAATCCAGAATTAACCGAATACGAAAATATGTATATGAATGGATATAGACGAATATGGGATTGTGGAAATATAAAATATGTATACGAAAGAATTAAAAAAGCCGACTAAATAGTCGGCTTTTTGTCAGTTCCTTGTTGGGAACATTCAGTTACTAAGAGTCTTACAGACCAGTTACTTCGACTTTACGGAAATACTGATTTGCACCAATTCCTCTCATTCCGGACATGATTTGCTTGTTGGTCATTGCGACAAACGGATTAACTTGAGTACCGTAACGTGTCTTGAATGCCATTACAGGTTGCATGTTTTTCGCATCTGCGCCGCGCAAAGGTGTAAGAGGAATGTATGGGCTATAGAAAACACCAGCATCCATTTCAGTTGCGCCTTTAAAACCAACAACGAAGTAATCGTTTTCAGCATACTGGTCAATATAGACCTTGAACTTACCACCTAATACACCGGCAAATACCGAAGTGTTAGTGTCAGTGTTCATGCTTGCAGATTGCAAACCTTGAGCGCCGTAGGTAATTCCAGTGTCAACCATTGCAAGTGCAGAAACAACATTGCGTGTAGCAATGATGAAGTTACCAGCACCGCGACCAGTTTGACGACCGATTTCGTTAGCTTCTTTTTCGATTTGTACTAGCAACATTTTATATGTTTCGCCAGCCCAACGAGCGCCTTTGATATCATTCGCATCTGTTAGGTCGAATACACCAGTAGTAGTTGTACCGCCAGTTTTACCCGAAGCACCTACTTGTGATTGAACCAAGATGAAGTTTATGATTTCACGGTCGATTTCTACTAAGATTTCGTTAGAAAGAATAGCAGATAATTCGGCATCAGCATCCAAACCATGTACAGCTTTCAAGTCCTGTGCAAGTTCAATAGAGTATTGAGCTTTCAACTGACGAGATTTAGCTTCGATAGTCTGCTTGTCGATACGGAAAGTCATTTCGTTAAATGGATTTCCTGTAGTACCGTTAAACGCTTCCATAGCTTCAGCGACTGAGGTTAAAATACCTGTACCCGCTTTATACAATGCACCCGCCGCTAAAGCGAGTTCTACTGTATCATAAGTACCACCAACGGCACTTAAAGTAGCTTGGAATACGTAGTATTCACCATCGTCACCAGCACCAGCACCATCTGAATCAGTACCAATTATACCGATAGCGGCAGAACCAGTAATTTCACTGAACAAGACTTTATAAAAATCGCCTTGAGTTAGAGCAGTTGCGCCAGCTAAACCAGCATCTGTCAATACAGGCAAACTTGCAATTAATGCTTGTGTGCTTGCACCTGACTTGCTAGGGCTACCAGACCAATGTACGTTTGGTGCAACACCCGGTGCGAAAGCTTCCGAACCATTTGTCGGATCAGAACCGTAAATTGTACGCATTGCAAAGATTTGACCAGTAGGTCCGGTCATTGGCTGAACACCAACGGTATCAAATGCCATTAACTTAGGGATTGCTCTACGAACCATACCCATAATTGCTGGACCGACACCAACTATACCAGCATCGGTAGTACCAGCGGCAATACCAGCGGCAATATCATTGTCAGATCCACCATCTGCACTTGTATAGCTACCTTGAACCATAGCTTCACCTAATACGCGCGGCGCATCGGCAATAGACATATAGCCAGTTTGCTCTAGGTCTCGTTCTTGGTTTTCTAAAATTACAGCAGTAATTTCTTTTCTACCAGAAGAAACAATTTCAGGTAGAGTTTCAGCTTCTAAGAGTGGCTTCCATTTGTTAGCCAGAACTTTTCTTGATTGTACACTCATGTTATTTTTCCTTTAAAAGTTTAATTACCTGAAGCCGATTTTAGATAGGCATTCATTTTGATGTCACTTACGTTTGCTACGTCTTTCACATTTTCAGTAATATTGGTTTTGTTAATCGTTTGTCCTGAAACGTCTACCCTTGGGGTATTCTTTTTAGATGCAAACTCAACGATATTTTTAAGCTTACTAGCAAATTCATCGTTGTATTCCAGAGATTCAGACAAATCTAAAACTTTTTCTTTCTGTGTGTCTGCTAAATCCAAACACGCTTCAGAAATTTCTTTATTTTTGTTGAATGAAGTCATTTCAGATTTTAATGATACGTTTTCGTTCAACAATTTATCGTTCAACACATCACGCTCATTAACTTCTTCTTGTAACTCAGCAACAATGTCAACACCATCTTCTGGTACGACAATGTGGTTTTCAACAAATATTTCTTTCATTGACATAACTAATGATTCGAACATTTCTGCTTTTAATCCATTAGTTACCGCTAATTTATTTTCTTTAATATATTCGTCTGCAACATATTCTAAATATGAATTAATATTATTACTAAAAATTTCTTTAATATATTCACCGTAATCGTTGGCTTTAACTTCTAAAGATTCTTTAACGTACTCAGCATATTCTTCTACATTGTCATTCAGTTCATTAATTGAATCTTCGGCAATAGATAATGCTTTAGATGCAACGGATGCTTCGATAATATGTAGAAATTTCTTCTGATTCGTTTCAGTTATAGATGTTCCTTCGAATAAGGTGGAAACTTCTTCTGAAATTTGATCTGAACTTTCTGAAACCAATAGATTATATCTTTCAGTAAGTTCCTTTTTTAAATCGCTCATTAGACTCTCCAATTTCGTTCTACACTTATATTTATATTCCAAATGTCACTACATTTCAAAATAATGTTATATAAGTATAAAATAATGTTATAGTTATTTAATATCTGCTAGTCTGCTATTGACTAATCGTAATTCTGCTTTATACTTATTATCCGTTAATGTACCGTTATTAATTTCACTAGATAATGCTTTTTTAATTTTAAGTAATTGATTTTTATCTGCTTTAACGACAAAATCGTAGATATCCTTATCCATTCCTCTAGGGATAGATTCATTAACTAAATTCTTCCCCAATAAAAATTCTTTATATGATTTCACCTTTTACCCTTTTTAATCTTGTTAGCTAGATCATCTATATAATCAAACGTATTTAAATAACCGTATTCATCATTATTTCTAACATCAGATAGCCCAAAGTAATCACCCATTTCGTATTCATAATAGATACTGGATATTTTAGAAGAACCTTTGTATAGATAGCTTTCAGCACCAAACTTATTACCATTTTCGGCATACGGTGTAGATACAACCTTGACTGAAAAACCATTAGGTAGTTGAATACTACCATTTTTCGATTTACCTTGTCTGACGGCATCTAGTAAAGCAACGTACTTTTTGTGCATTGGTATACTAGATTCTTGTATTAAGTATTCTTTGAATGATATCATCGGTTTTCCTTTTCAAATGTTCGTGCTATTCTACTTGCCATATCAGCCCACTTATTGAGATCTACTTTGTAATTCTTTGCGACTCTTTCCATTTTATCGTCACCGCTATCTAACCGCATAACTTTAGTATAAAGCTTATCAGCCATATCAGCGGCTTTGCTTAAGTGGTTATTAATCTTCTGCAATTCGGCTACCATATTAATTGTCTTAGCTTCAGTTAACGTTTCCATTTTATTGAATATGTTATTCCATTCATCGGCATTTTGTTCGCCGACTTCTTGAATGTTTACGTAGTCATTTCCGATTGATTCGTATACGCCTGTCATTGTCGCGCCCGGCGCTGACTGATCCTGAACAACATCAAACCCAACGGTAATATTAAAGTCAGTTACCTCATTGAACTTTTGACCATTCAAGGTTTTTTCCTGTAGATTACCAAGTCCTCTTGAACTTGTCTGAACGCGCCAGCCACCTTCAACCAAACCTCTAAGAATTTGACCTCTTGGGGTATTTAGTACTTTAGCCTTAGCATAAACCTTTTCGCCAACCATTTTCATTTCAACGATTATATGACTAGCTTCGGCTGGATCTGGATTTGGTCTAGCTGGATGATTCAATTCACCCAACGCTTTCATTTCCATTACATGAGAAGAATTATATTTGGCTACGGCGGCTTCCATTACGCTCTTAGGATAAAGACGCTTATTTTTATTGATAACGTCTGCAACCATACAAACACCTTCGATGTACAGTTCATTACCCTTAGTTTTAACTTCAAACATTTCAACTTGACTTTCTACTATAAATGACATACTTATATTCCCTTCGGCATTATTGAGGCTTCTAGTGCATTTATACTAGCTACCGCGCGTTTTTGTTTTTTACCAGATAAAGCAACACTTACATGTTCTTTAATTTTAATTAATGAAGCCACTAAATCTTTAATTAGGTCCGTAGAAGTCTTAACGGCTTGCTTAGTTTTAACTGTTAAATCCCATCCAGTAACCGCATCGATAAAGTGAATTGGTCCGGTGAATAAGTGTAATGTAGCTAGGTCAAGTTTATACAGAAAATCTAAAACATCTTCTTTTTTAACAGTTTTTAAAAGTTCCTTAGCGGCATCAGTATCACCTTTAATTATTAACAGGAATAACTTACCAGTACCAACCAGTATATCTTTAGCGTAGTCAATTAAACCCTTAGCTTTGTGAACCTTTAACCCAATCTTACCTAAGTAATCATTTAATCCTTCGGCTAAGTACTCTTCACTTTCCGTGATCATATCTTCCAATGTAGATAGATATATAAGAGTATGTAGACGCAATTCTGTTTCTGACAGTTGAGCGCCTACAGTTTTTAGTTCGTGTCGTTCATCTAAAAATTCTCGATACGATTTCATTATTATTCCCTTTAAAGACCTAAATTCTTACGTTTCTTGTTGGTCTTTTTACGCTTACGAAGCGCCTTTTTCTGACCGCCAAGATCTTTCTTCTTGGTTTTTGCGGCTTTCTTAGCAATCAAACGCCTTTTGGATTTTGATAATCCGGTGGTCTGTGTTGCCTTTCGAGTGCGCGTTTTTTTATCTAATACTTTTTTAATAGACCCATCTGGATTGACTTTCTTAACGATTTTTTCGTCAAGTTCATCTTCCTCATTAACTACTAATTTTAAATCAGTCATTACTAGAGTCCTCTAATTCCTCTTCACCATCGATACGAACTGTACTAGCAATATCAGCTTTCATGCTATTTAGCTTACTAGACATTATTTCGGACATAGCGGATTTAAATTCTTTGTCAAATTCGGTTAATTTACCGTTATTAGCGGCGGCTATCATATCGTCATATTTCATTCTTCTTCAACCTTATACTGTTTATTAGATGCTTCTTTGGCAATTTGTTCATCTTGGTCTTTAATATCTTCATCAGTTTGATTCAATATCACTTTACGAACAAATTCATGGGAAACATATTTACCCACAAATGAGTTTATTGCTTCTAACGACTCAAGCCGCATACCCAATATCTCTAATTCTTTCTGTTCTTCAAAGTATGAATCTTTGTTATATATTATATTTATATGTGAAAGATTATTTGCCCAATCATCTTCGGTAATAATACCCTTTAATATGCACTGAATTCTTAACGGTTCTAGGAACGTACCCTGATATCGTCTTTGTAATCTACCGATGAATTTGGCAAATCTTAATTCTTCGCGCGTTATTTCTGAACCTCTACCGCCAAATGTTGCTTCAGTACTAAATCTTGACTGAGGAACACCTAGTGCTTCATATAGCTTTCGGTTAAAGTATTCGATATCATCAATTTCGCCTAGCGATTGTGCGCCGGGTAGTGTTGATATCTCAGTACCCTTTGAACCTTCGCGTCTAGGTAGCCAATAATCTTCCATGATAGAATTAACATCATTTTTAGTATCGGTCTTACCAGTTGATGAATTATAAATAACTTTATTATTAAATGAATCCATAATAGACTTCATAAACTGTTTAGCTTTAGTGTTAGGCATTTTACCAACATCGACATAGAAAACTCTACGTTCTGGGGCGCGCGCCAATCTATAAATTACTGAACAATCTTCAACCATTCTAAGCTGATTTGCATTTTTAACGGCTTTATTCAAGTTAGATAATATTTTATCATCAGCCCCAGTTATACCGGAATGAGTATAAACAATAGCATCTTTAGGGATTTTAACTTCAACCATATTCTTCGAGCCAGATGTATACGATTTACTCGGATCATCTTTATCCTGTGAATACACAAAATATTCAACAACATCAGCGATAACTTCAACATGCCCTTGGGCTTTACGTTTATGAATTTCTCTAACTTTTCTGGTACGTCTTGGATCTAATTCTCTTATTTCCTTAATACCATTTTTAATATTTTTACCTATCATAATATGATGATATTGTCTACCATCAACATACCATTGACGGAATTTACTCCATCCATTGTTTTCAAAATTATATAGGTGTAAAATATTTTCCATTTCTTCTAAAATTTTAGACTTGACAGATTCACTAAAGTCTGAATCTGACAAGTCAACGGAAACGGTTTCTACGTTTTTTTCGTATACTATCGCATCATCAGTAATTTCAGTTATCGCCCTATCAACTTCTTGATTAGCCGCAACTTGCCTATACTGATTTATTAGTTTTTCATCGTTAACATCTGTGTTAACATCCCAAGTCAATCCATATACCTTTCGTAGTGGATAATTAGAATCCACAATATCATCTACAGAACCGTCCGTATTAGCTGGAATTGCAAATGATTCATCTGCAATACTTGTTGTCTCTGAATCTTGCTTCTTAGCAAAATATTTTAAAAACGGTAATTTAACATCATCAAACATAATTTATTTAATCCTCGTCAAAGTAGTCATATGCTATGGTAATTTCGAACATTTCCACAGTATTATTATCTTCCCAATCCAAAGTAACTTCACCAACACTAGTTGGAAAACATCCGTATAACTTTTGTTTATAAGTCTCTTCACCTTTACGATTGTATCGTTTAACGGTTGCAAGCTTTTTGTAATCTTCTGGCTGTTCACCAGTAATTTCTAAACCTTGACCGGCGGCTAATTCCATCCATGCCAACACAGATTTTCTTGTGTTTTGACCTTCTTCGTTATAGACTGTAATAGTCCATGCATCGAATTCACGATCACCGGCTATCTTAATCTTTCGGTTTTGATATGAAACCAAAACTTCAGGAACAATACCGGCTGGCATGTTCGCGGCTTTACATTTAAATTCGAAGTTCCGACCTAAGAACGGTATTTCTACCGCAAAAAGGTTAGGTCTTGCAAAGTCACCAGATTCGTATGCTGATCTGATCCCATCTATATTAAGTGCCATTATTATTCTTTCCTTATCTTGTTAACAGTTCATTAAAATCTACCGCACTTCCGGTTGCAATAAAGTTTAATTGAATGAAGTTGATAGACCGCGCTGGTTTAATGTATATATCGGCAACAAACTGATTAGAATCGATAACTTGAGCATTGTTGTTAGTTTCATCAACAATAACTAAAAAATCAATAATTCCACGTTTGGCTTTTATAGACTGTAAATATTGATCTACTTCAGCTTTAAAGCTAACCCTAGTAAAGTTGTCGTTCAATTCAAATAATTTAAATTGCGAGCTATCGCTAATAGCTTTCTTCAATGTATTAAATAATCTACGAACATTAATTCTATCAAATGCGGTTGCGGATACGGCTGAAGTTTTATCACCGTATAAGAAGAAACCCTGACCTGAGAATGCAACAACTGGGTTGACTCCATTTTCATATAAAGTATCTCTATGCGATTGATTAGTACTAAGTGCCAATTTAGTAACACCGCGAATTTGACCGCGATTTACACCAGCTGGGCTAAACCAAGGTGCGGCTACATTATCCGTAACTACACATAGACCAGCGATATCCGCATTTAGTGGAATCCAGCGATATGTATCATTATACTTATCATATTGATATTTATAGTTACCATCGAATGCGCAATAAGATGATGCTAGGTTAATAGTAGATGTTTTATAATCTGTGATATTAGTAATCGCTGTTCCTACATCAGACGCATCAACTACATCAACCTTTTTAGGAGATATAAATGCGATTGCATCTTGTCTCTTTTCCATTAAATCACTTAGATTAGTTACTACTGAATCACCAATTTCAGCCGCATCACCCGCTATGAATAGATTTACATAAATCTCATAACGGTCTTCGAATGCATCCCACGCCGTAACATATGCGTCTTCTAAAGATGCTTCGCCGTCATTACCACCAGACATAAACGTATCTTCTAAACTACCTAAGTTCGGGCTAGAGTTGGCAACTGCCATTATATAGTTACTAGATTGACTCAACACAGTAGCAACCGATAAACTATTATTATAGATATCTCTATCAGTAGGATCGTTTGAAGTAGTGTGAGTTTCAACTACAGCACCATCCAATCTTACAATTATGAAATTTTGACCAAAATCTAATTTATAATTTGTATATTGTGAATATGCTGAAAAGCTTGCTTCTTGTTCAAAAATCTCAATTGAAATTCTGTTACCAAATGCGCCAACATATTTAGCTTGAAGGTCGGTCGAAGCTTCGGCTGTAGCGCGTGTGGCATCACTTCGAACGGCGCGCAAAATTCTTAAATCGTTACCGTATGATAAAAAGTTCGATGCACTAAAAAAGCTTGCAAAGTTAGTGTCCGTAGGTTTACCATACAAACTAACTAATTCAGTTTCGTTTGTTACTTGTGTGATAGTTTCTGGATCACCCCAAGAAAATTGTCCAACTAGAGCCGCGCGCCCAGTTGAAGCATTGTTAATTGTAGTGGTTAGATTACTTTCAGTTGATTCTATACCGGGCGAGATTAAAGCCATTTTCGTTTCCTTTTTAAAATTTGATTTTAAATCAAATCAATTATAATACTATTTATACACGTAAATTATATCGATTTGGGTGTATTGTTTTTTGCTTAATTACCTATATTTATACACGTAAATCCTAAGCTCATGTAATTAACCTATCTGATTCCAAATAATATCACCATCTTGGAACGCATCTTCATCTTCCAACAGTCCATGTTCATCTTCAACACCATCACTTAACATTGCGAATGGTGAATACTTGTCTAAGTTTTCTTCAATTTCAGTTTTAAACACATCAGCACCAACACGATTTTCATTATCCGTATAATCTTCAAATTGTGTCCATGTGGTTAAGTATGCAAATATTACCAATGTCATAACCATATCGTCATGTGGGTCTTCGCTATCGGGGTCAGCTTGCCAAGAATTTCTAACCTCAATGAATGAATATAATTCATTTATAGTGTCTTCATCATTGACAACTAAAAAATCTTTTTCGATTAAATCCTTTAGTGTCACACAACCCACCGCTTTCGAACGCTTAGTCTGTTTCATACCTAAGTCGTCCATTGACTCACATATTACATTTTCGTACTCTAGGTGCGTGTACAGTTCGCCAGCCACCGAATATCCGATATCGTTTAGCTCTATTAACACCCACGACATATTATACAATGTTGCGTACTTCATGATCACAGATGGATAAAGCATATAACTTAATTTATTGTTTCTATATCGAGCAACTTGTTCATATGGATAACTAGTAACATCAAAAATTGAAAATGCGGAATAATCCTGATTTTTACCTTGACCACTATCCACCGTTAGAACATATTTATGATCCTGAACCGGTTCAAAGAATTGCTTAAATAACTTATCTTCGTCTTCGAATATTGGTTCAGCCGCCGATAATAGAGTTAATTTATGTCCGTTTATTAATGTACCGGACGTACCCAAAAACGCACAATTATGGGTTTCAATTCCATTAGCTAAAAATTTGTTACCTCCATCAACACCCCTAATATCATATAGTGTAACTTTTTCTTCTATATAACTAATTGAAGTTATGGTTTTACTACCATCTATAGACGGTACACTATCACCAACTTTTACATTTATCGCTTCTAAGTTAATTTTTAAACCATTAACCACTATTATAAATATGTGTTCTTTACTACATTTTATTTCGGTATCATCTTCGAATAGAAAATGTAAATACCCATCATGATCTACTTTTACAATATCATCGAAAGATTTATATCCATCTAAAGTTTTTATTTTTATATCTGGTCTATCTTTAGGTAATGGCGCAAAAGATCCTCTATTTAAACACTTACCGATATTCATCCATATTCCAGCCGCCGTCATATCTGGTCTATGCGTTAATTGATACCAATTAGAAAATTGGCGCGATTTTGTTAATACTTTACCATTTTTTGATTGATACTCTTCAAAGTCGTTTATGTGGGTTAGGTACATATCTCCTAAGTGTGATAAGTCTATTTTGTATAAATTAGCACATAGACCTTTTTTACTTTTAGACATTTTGGATTTAGTTTCATCTGAACACACTCTACCGACATTCATATTATCGTAAGACCCATTTTTCCTTCTAGTATCTACAGCCAAATTCTTAGTTTCTATACTTTGGGTTTTGCCATAGTAATATTCGCCAGTTGGAATAAACTTTACTCGGTAGGTGTATGGTATATATTCCATAATTCCTCCATAGTTACTGATCTATTTATCCCATTGTGTAATATATCTATCTTTGTGTTACCCCATAAACATTCGTGTTCTTGTCGAAAATCTTCGGCGGTTGATGCATTAATTTGTACACCCTTCCAATAATCACCACCATCGTATTCATCATTTTCATCATATAACCTATCGTGAACATCATTCCAGATTGTTGAGTATGGTACAAAGCTACTTTTACCAGATGTTGCGGCTTTCCATCTTGTGTAATAATGATTCATTCCATTTGGTGTAGAAGTCAGTATTACTTTTGATTTTCGACCGGACGAAATAACCGGCCAGGAGCCCCGCCAAAAATCCTCAAATCCCGCAACAAACGCACACTCGTCAACATAAAGCATCGCGATTGATTCACCACGAACACCACCATCAGTAGATGCAAATGCACCAACTTGACACCCATTATCGAATTTAACGTTACCTTTGTTCCATTCATCAATACCGGGTTGTAGGAAGTCTGGTAAAAATTCGATTACCTTTTTAATTCGTTGTAGTATCTCAGCCGCCATTTTGGATTTATGTGCTAAACATGCGACATTTTTATCACGATTGAATACGATGTAATGGGCAATGAATACGGCAACAACTGTAGTTTTACCTAATTGTCTTGATAATAGAAATTGGCTAAATCGATTGTTGGTCATAACGTCCAACATATCATCCTGAAACTCTCTAGGATTTATCTTCATCGTTCCGTGATCTACATGTACGATTGCACAATATTCGCGCGCAAAATAATGGATATCATCACGACATTTTTTCCATTCCTCTATCATAGCCAAAGACCATTTAGTCTCTATGTGCGCGCGCTTTAAATTTGGTGTGTTTAAATACCTACTACGTTTATTGTACTTATCTTTAAATGTAGCAAATTCTTTTCTACTCTTAGCCTGAATTTGAAATTTGCGAATAGGTGAATGATACTTTTGCCAATCTATTAAATGTTTTGGAAATAATTTACCACCAACACCCTCAACCATTTCTACATCTTCGGGTATTACCGGTGCATATTTTTGAAAATAATTATTCATCTGGATTTACCAACTTTTCATCTTGGGCATCTTGTTGCGATCCGAATTTTTCCATCAAATCAGCAGTAGAACCAATGAACACATTATCAGCCGTAATATTGGTAGAATTAGTTGGTTCTGGGGCTGGCTTAGAAATTTCGGCAACTTCTTTATGCACACTAATAATTTTGGAATTCAATGCGGTTAACTGAGCCATTATTGTTGCAAAAACTTCCATTTGCTTAGGATGTTCACCATTACGAGCATTTTCTAATGCAATCTTAGCCGCTTCCATAAGCATTTGTTGCTGAAAGTCCATGCCTTGTCTTACCTTAGAATAATCAGCCGATATATCATCCTGACGCTTATTGATATCACTTTTAACTTCTATAAGCTGAAATTTATCTAGTTTGACTTCATCTTCTAGGGAATCCACACCGGGTATATCCGATATATCCATATAACTATTTACACTTTCTGTCATAATTTCCTCAACTCAATAAGTTAACTCCAAGTAGAGTCCTTAGTATATTCATCTGTTTCAGCCGCACTTAGTGGATTAACGTCCCACCGTACACTGGAATCCGCAATAAAGTCGTCCAACTGTGATACATCTGTGATATTTATAGATTCGTTGTATAGATTATTTATAACTGTTTTAATATCCTTAACGTTATCTTTTATCATTGGGTAGTAATAACCCTTGAGCATGAACGTAAATGACCACTGAATGATTCGCCTTTGGCTACCAGCGCCCTCTAAATCTTCTTCCGGTTGTACCGCTTCAAGATCCACAGAAATGTCTCTATTGTTCACTACAACGTCCGTACCGCTAACAAGATCTTTTATGGTTATGTTGAAATGCGGTTGAAAGAATGGGATAATCTGTTCAACAATTTGCAACATATCATCTTCGTATCGAGTAAATACACTTAACTCAAAGTTCAAGTTGTAAGGTACTGGATTCATGACCACAGATTTTGTACTATCTGTCCTAGTAAACTGAACTTTATTTTTTAGGTTAGTTTTTCTCATTGGATCGTATTGCATAGAATTCATAGAATACCCCATTCTTGGCAATATGGTTTCCAACTCTACCGAAGTTATATTTGGTGTAACATTAGAGTTTGGATCTAACTCGGATTTATCCTGAAACAAATCACTATTCAATTTAGCAAAATACTTTTCTTTATTGGCAAACCCCAACGGTACGCGAATAGTTTTACCATCACCGCGCTGAACAGTTATATTGTCAAACAGAGATCCAAATATAGAAATATACTGTCTCGTTGTTCCGTGATAAAAATGATTAAACATAACCTACCTTATTCGAATGGGTTTACATCTGACGAAATAATATCATCGGCTTCATCACCAATATCGTCAGCTTGTTCATACTGAACTTTGTCTGTATCGGTTACGCCATTTATTGATTCAACATCATCGATTATATTTTGTGGCAACTGACCAATATCTCCAATATCACTACCAAATATCGTATCTGTCATTTCGATTGTCTCATTACTATACGTGAATTTCTGAGCCGTCACTTTTAATTGTGGCAATGTACCACTCGGATACCACGGCTTTTCGTCCTCAACGTATGTCACTTCAAATAACGCCTTTCCCATTGGGAAATATATTAAATCACCTTCTCTTGGTTTATTTGATTTGTCGTTAACTTGATGATTAAACAAAAATGGATTCACTACCAAATTCAATTCATCGTTAACGGTATATCCGAATTTTGAATATATGTCACCATCACCAGCATATTCATCAAAGCTTTCGACATACATTGCAATTTTATAAGTTTCCTCAAATACAGAAGTCGGGTCTTCACCAAACAATAAATCGGGATCATTGTGTTCACGATATATGTAGAAACCCTCTACACCATTTTTCTGAATAGATTCCATAGTTAAAGAATGTAACAGGTCTTTTTCGTTATCATTATTAGTGAATCCACCAGTATGCGGATTCAATGCCCAGTTATCTCTAGTACCATCAGTACCACCGTATCCGTCTTGAGTCGATAAAGTGGCAAAGGTTAGATTGCTTATTTTATGTACTGCCATAAATTACCCCATCATTACGCCGAATGGCTCTTCGATCGCTATCAACTCTTCACGTAATTCGGCTAATTCTGTTACAGCTTCATCGTAAATAGTTTGACCTTCTACTGTAACGCCACCAGCTAATTGTTGATTGCCATATTTTTTGAGGTTAGAACCCCATTGATATTTAACGTATGCGGTTGACATATCTTTAACCCACCGCACGTTATATACGTTTTGTAATTGTTCAGACCCAACACCACCAGCGATCAATGGATATTGTTGATATGTTGCACCGCCAGCACCCGCGAAGTTTGCGATATTACCGCCGCCAGCACCCGCCGCATCAGATACAGATACAGCCGTTTCAACATAGCATTCAAGGAATACGATTTGACCTTCCAAGAATTCATCAAACAATTTAAGTTGTCGATTCATTCCATTGTAGTGATAGCTTGTATTCGGAGTAACCAGATTTTTAAGGGTTTCTAAATTAGAACTCATTAATTGCCACGACACCATATCAAATTGTGTTCCAATTCCAATACCACCACCGTAACCATAAGATTTACCGGTATCAGTATGATTAATTAACCCATATATCCAATCGGTAACAACGGCACTTCCACTGTATTGGTCAAGAATATTATTTTGCGTAGACTCAACTTTACTAATACCCAATACAGGTTCGTCAAATGTAATGATACCGGTTGATGCTTCAGCCGCCGACAATTTTCTAACGATGTATGTTTTATCGACACCATCGTAATGATATTCGACAAACAATTCTATCGCCCTACTAATACAGTCGTACACTTGGTCTTCGGTAACTTCTATATTAATTACCGGAGCGCCCAATCTACGTAATATGTGGTCTTTTAGTTCTATACCAGTTTTGACATTAAACGCCATTATTATTTATTCCTATACAGTTGTGCCAGAAGCATTTACCCAATTGTCTCCATCCCACCAGATCGGCAACCCTAAATCAGTGTCGAAATATTGATGCTGATATTCAGTTGGTCTTGATGCAGTATCACCACGTAATGCGGTTAAATCATATAATCGTTCAATATTACATAACAGTTGATGATCCAGTATATTTAGTGTATCATCAGATAATGGGGCATTAGCACCCAAAGTTACATCAGTACCGATTAATTTGTTTCTGTTTAAAAACCATGAAACCAAAACTTGCGCGGGATAAGCCGCATCTGGTATTCTTGCAAAAGGTAAATTTCTAGCCATTGTCGTTCCTTAAATTGTGTTAGACCATGATATTGCTGTGTTAGAGTCGAATGATATACCGCCAACTGGGGCAATAATTGGGTCTCTGTAAAGTACTAATAATACTCGCATACCGTTACCGCGCACTTGACCGTTTTGATATGAAACGTAATTTATTCCACCATCATCACGTACAATACCCAATGTTACTATATGATCTGAGGGTATATTACCGCCGATATTTGGAAAGTATGACATTACAACACCCATTTCATCGGTATTGTTTTGGTCGTATACAGTAACTAGTACTTCCTTACCCTCCAATAAAGTGCGACTAACACTGGTATTAAATGGTGCAGATGATGGGCTACCAGAATATTTATATGCTTGCGTCCATGCGGGTAATACTGATTCCGTACTTAAACCTAAAACGGTTGCATTACTAAAATCAACAGTCGTATCGGTAAAATCACTATCGCCATTTATTGTAAATGCATCATTTATTGTAACAGTACCGAATCTACTATCACCATCAAATTGATTATCACCAATAGAAAATATATCACCATCAACATTCAATGATGCAGTTTCCTGAATCCGCAATATACCATCTTTTAATGTTATACCCGCGCCTACGGTTATAAAATTCAGTATTGTGTTTCCGGTATGTATTCCATCTAATTTATGTGGCGTATTATCCAATGCATCTTGAATGGTATCACCGTCAAATTGTGTGCTACTATTCTCGAAATATAAAAATTGCGCCATATCTCTAGCGTGTTGGTCAGCTCTACTCATGCTATTCGTCTCCAAGAATACACCACTACAAATGATGGGGTTATGTCTAATGCCGATGGGCTTGCATTTCCAAATTCAGCAACAACCGACTTTACAACTAATGGTGAGCTATTCGGATCAGTACTACAGCCAGTCAAATCTATGTCACCATTAGGATCAACTTTAATATAATTTTCTGAACCTGAATCTGTTAACGGAATATTATCAGCCGTTAATGTTTTATCCATTGAACCGCCAGTTGCAGTATGGACACCAAATTCACTGTCATCAGTTTCAAATCCAATTTCGACTCTACCCGCCGAATGAACCACCCAAGTTCCAACACCCATGTAATCCACTGGATTAGCTGGATTAGACGCATTTTTGTATATCGTACCAATTGGATATATCGTATCAAACAAAACACCAAAATCACTAAACCTAATTCCAGTTTCGGCGGGTGCGCCGCCTGTGGTACTGTAATCATTGACACCCGCATTCGGATACCGTATTTTATTAGTTCTATTAACTATTGGGGTTGCGGTATTCATATACTGGGCATCGGATAACTCTTTAATTCCACCAAGTCCCTCAAATTCTAAAGTCGAACCAATGTTACCGTTTAACCATCTAATTTCTAATAACTGATTACCGGAGATTGAACCCTGAATTAATATTTCAGAAAATACACCAGATGGATCACTAATATCGTATGTGTAATCTGAAACATTGTTAGATGCACCATTAGAATTTAACTGAGGTACTTTTAATCCGTCTATGTAAACTTCGATAGTACCCGGGTTATACTGCAATCCACCCGCACCAAGTTGCGCCATTGTAATAGTCGGACTCGAACCAATGTTATAAAGTATCTCACCGTTGACATTTGCACCCGCACCACTGGCTAATACTACGCCATATTGTGAATAGGTCGTTTTAGTAGCCCCAATCGAAGCTAGGAACGTTTTAAACATAATAACGTCACCTATTTCACCTTGAACTCTAAGTCTTACGTCCGTTCCATTCAGAGCCGTTAATGCTGTACCGCCACCAATCGATCCATAATCCGAATCAGCCGTTGGTGGTAATGTATCCGCTTCACCATAATATAATTCGTTACCGTTTTTATGGACCTCTAAATTATCGATGTTGTAATTAGTGCCGTTGAACACATCAGTAAAATCTTGTTGCGCCGATGTTAATAGAAACGTTCTCTTTAGAATCGAATCACCAGTGGACGCTTGAGGAATGCTATCAATCGTAATTCCCTTGATATATTTAAAATCGTATGATACTAATGAGCTATCGGATAATACCAATGTCACATCTGAGTATGGTGTATTAACCACATCATCGGCTGAAGTACCACCAACATGATCACCACTACCCGCTTGCATTACAACCGTATTACTATTCCACGTACCTTTTACATCACGTAATTTTATAACCTTACCGTAATCGGATGGGGTTGGGTCTTGCGGTAATATCACAGTAACTGATCCACCGGTGGTATCAATTACCCACGATTCACCAAATTCGACTGTTAATGTACCGGACTCACCCCCAAGATGCGTTCGCCATGCACCCGCTGGATACAAATTTTCACCGTCACCTAAATCATTATAGATTTCGCTAAAGTTACTATTTATTTTTTCGCCGCCAATACGTAGATAATCACCTGTTAGGTCGTCTACTGTAGAGCCTAGTTTAATTTTATGCTTCACTAATTATTTCCTTAATAACGAATTTGGTGTAATGAATAACTTACCATCAAATTTTGATACGATTGACATAATATATTTACCATCTTTGAACGCCGTTTCGTATTCGATTAGGTCTTCACCAATATGTGATATCTCATATTCACATTTGTCAGTGACTTTTAAGTTTATGCTTTCTATCTTATATTTAGTGTGGAAAGTTAAATCAAAGTCATAAAGTGAAAGAAAGTTAAGGTTGCAAATGACTTTCTCATATGGAACATTGGCTGTTATATCAACTTCCTCAGAACTACGATTAAATAGTGTGTTGGATACCCACGTTAATTCATCAACCAAAGTAAATTTGACATTTGCGTTATTTTCTGAAACAGTTATTGACGATCCACCGTCCACTGTTCCACCCTTGGGTGCGCGTATTTCTACCGTAGCATCAAAGCACCCAAACAAATCATTGATGGTTACTGTACACCCAATAGCGACATCGACCGATGGGCGTTCTTGATTCTTACTAGTTGGTAGTAATACAATCGCTCTACCAGTTCGAGTATCAATATGGTACTCATGAATATCTGGTTTCAATCCAGACTGTAACTGATCTGGTAGTAATATTAAATTTTTCATTATGACTCTCCTAAAATGTCATTACAATTCGTAACTCTTCGGCTTGTCCAACAGTCTTGGTGATCGGTTGCCTATTTTCCATATAAATCATTTCACCAGTTTGACTAATGATATCTTCAGCCGCATGAAATTCTTCAAACGCCTTAACATCTGGATCAACAATAAAATCTTTTGTCAATATCGGATTGATAATTAATGATATCTGTCTGTATGATGTAGTTGCCACACCCAATCGACCTAATATTTCAGAACCCAATCTGTCAGTGAATATGAGCGTAGTACATTCAACCTCATATATAATGCGTGAGTATTCTTCCAGATTACTAATATCAGTTAATCCCCACTCGGCTAAACTTGATTCAACATTTTCCGGTGTAGGCACTGGTATATAATCATTCGATATGTTAGACGATATTTGACTTGCGGGTATCAGATACAGATACTGCCACAAATATCCATCACCACCGTCAATAGAACTTCCACTACCTTCTGGTAATGCACTCGCCGCATCACTTGTCCATGCACCGCCATTATTCAAACACAATGATTTCGTGTTATATGATGCGGGTGAAATACTACAGCTACCCTCACCAACACCATCGGGTTGTTTAATGCACTTATAAACTGGATAACCATTAGGCGCAATTGATGGAATGTTGGTCGATATACTATTAGTGATCACAATACTACCAGTGGAATATATTTCACCCGCTTCCCAATCATTTCTGGGTATGCTAGGTACTAAATCCGCTTGGGGTATTTTTGAGAATCCCAATGCATTTTGCCATACCTGTGCTTGACCTTCTTTAGAGTCATTCGGCAATGGTGGCGTAAAGCTTTGTAGATCTTCATTAGCAGACCAAGTAGTGTCCTTACCAAACATAAGATAAAGTGAATTATCCGTAGGCGCATCAGAAACACGCCTATAGAAGTTTAGCAAATTGTCTGTTCTAAATTCAGATGTAACTAGCGATCTAAATACTGTCATTTAATATTTCCTTTTTAATATTTATATCATTCATTAGGTCAATTCCATGTAAACATTAAATGATTTTGTATCTGTATTAGTCGGAGTTGCAATCTCTCTTATCTCAACCGTATAATCTTTAGTAGATAATCCGTATCGGTCATAAAAAACACCATACACTCTATCAGAATTTAACGGTAGCCATTGACCAACATCATCCTGAATAATGGTGCTGAAATTTGTATTCGTTTGAGTTACAAATATTTCATAGTCAGATGCAGTAACCGTTGGACTTGCCCACGTACCAGAACTAAATGTAGAATTCGCACCACCATTCTGACCGATGATTTTTTCCCATGTACCATCAGCATGAAATACAATATACGCCGTTGCATCAGCACCACCATTCTGAAACCATGGACCCGCCGCCGTTATACCGGTAGGTAAGCTAGATAAATTGGCTTGAGTAGTCGCACTGGTCGCGTGAGTTGATGTAACTGTGTATGAATCACTATCACCAACATTCGCATTATCCTGTGCATCAGTTATTATGCATTTAAATATCGCACTATATGTTCCATCGGTATCAGTGGGGTTAGCAGATTCTACGGTCGCATTTATACCTGTGAGTGAGCCTACTAAATTTACTTCGGCATCACCAGATACCTTTTCCCACGCATAGTCATAACCCTGATTAAATCCACCAGTAGCCAATGCGCTTAATGTCCATGTATTGGTACAACTTCCACTTGCATAACTACAGGATTGAGTAGATGCGGTTGATGCACTTATCGTAGCTTCCACTACTTGCAAGAATAATGCACTTAGCTGAATTGTATCTCTACCCTCACCATCAGAATTTTGATCGGTAACATCGACCGCGACACTTATCTGTTCTGAAATTGGTGATATACCGACCGGAGTAGTTCCGGTAACCGTGACATTATTACCGGTAGTTGTGTTAAAGCTAAACACCGTATCGGATATTTCTTTACTCCACGTAATATCATATGGACCAACACCATTAATTGGGTTAGATTCTATCTGCCAAATTAGATTGCATGTAGTACCTTCAGTATAATAACACCGTTGACTTGCAAATGTCTGACCAGAAAACTGTAACTGTGGATCAATTCCAATCCGATGTTGAGACGATATTTCCAAGCTATCTTCATCAAAGAATAATGGATCACCTAAGTCGGTTGCTGTATCATCAGTTACTCGTAATGTCAAGTTGCCTAAATCCGTTTCAGCAGTATCGACATTATTGGTTCTTGTCAGTGTAACAATTTTTTCAGTCGCACTACCCACAATATTAAAATCGGGATCATCAATTGACCAGTTGTACAAATATCCACCATTACCACCTGACGCTTCAGCACCAAATCTAAATAGGTTTTCACAGTTGCTACCACTGACATAATCACATACCAATGTATCCGATGAATATTGTTCGTTGATTGCATCCAAACCATAGAATATCGTTTTATCGATAGGATTAATTTCACTACCTTGAGTTAATGATAGTTCATTTGAGTTTAGTTGATGATTAATACCAAATCTGTCATTGCTGATATCGTATGCTTGGTCCACCCAACTTCCAAGATCCTTGGTATAGATTAATACACCACCATTACTAGATTCGCCAAAGCTACCAGTAGAATTATATCCAACAGAAACCAAATTACCGCTTCTCGTTACCGATGCGCCTAATGCGATATTGTTATTACTATTCCATCCGTAGCTAATTAAATTACTTCTATCCAATAATGTTTTAGTATATGTTGGGTAATCACCTTCCCATACATATGCACCGTTAGACAATCCATCACCCGCGACAAATACAGTACCACCGTCATTGATAGACATTGCTAATGGGTGAACACCATCGTTCGGACCTAAATCAACCTTATCACTGTAATCTGTACCATTCCATCTATGGATCATTAAATGATTATCATTAGTATATGGGTTTAGGTCTTCTATCTTGATAATATAATCACCATAATACGAAACAGCCGATGCAGAATAAATTGGGTCTGGTAAATTAAATTCATCATACGTAGACCAATCATTAGCCGTTGCACGAAATACAGTACATTCGTCAGCATATGCGCTTGTTAGTACAAATCCCTCACCATCTTGGAATGCAGTTAAATATCCATCCTGAGACGTAATGTATTTATCAGTTAATATAGTTTGTAATCGATTCCAAGTAGCCCCTACTAATGTCCAGATATCAATAGCCGTACCAAATCCATTAGCGGCGGCATGACCTTTATCAATTACAAATATTTTGTGTGCGCTATCGGCATTTGTTATATCTACAGCTAATCCATATTCTCCATTAGCAGTTGGTGTCTGTGAATATAATGTTTGAACGGCGGTGGTAGTTCCAGCTGTTTTATTATTTTTGAATATAACTACCTTACCTGTACCACTCACAGATTGACCATTAGCATCAACATATGGCATAGCGACATACTTACCATCTTTACCAGAACGAGACGTTAGGTAATTTGAACTTTCGGTAGAGTCTTGAACATTAGTAGATGGTGTCGCTGTTCTATATGATGAAAACTGTTCTAGGTCCAATGCGGCATCAGTTATATTATTATTAGTAATGATGGATGCAGATACCGCGCTTGAATCAACACCGTGATTACTATTGAGCATTATGGTAGAGCTATCGGTTGATGTATCATCAGTGATCGAACATACGACAATAATAATATCGCTATCGCCCTCTGAACCAGTTGCGGTAACATTTGTAGAACTAGCCGTTGGATCGCTTAGTGTAGCAACCCCACTTACAACAGACCACGAATAATCGACATTACCGGTTGCGTTGGTTACGGTTGATGATAATACGAATGTGTTGGCGCACTGTGATAATGTGGATGCGATGTTACATGACTTAGATACATTGTCGGCGGTTATTGAGATTGATAGGCGTGTTAGACCAGCTGATCCTTCCCAATCCACAAAATCAAAGAACCTAACATTCGACTGATCAAACGTTGGTGACTTTGTTTCTCTACGCGCATCCGAATTTAGACCACGCAATATAGTGTCATACTTTGTTTCGTAATCCACTGCGGTTTCTGCATCATCTGTAATGTAATAAGTTGACGGTAATGGATATGAAACACCCGCCGTAAAATCAGTGGGTGACTTCACAAGATAACTTTTCTGAACACCAGTACCGCCCCCATTTGGTGCAACAGATTCATATCCAATTCTGTAATAGGGTTGATCGAGCGTATACTTATAATCACCGTTACCGTCAAGGTTAGGTATTAATGTTGGATATACATCGGGAACACCAGACGACCATCTATATTCGAATAGACTTCTGAACTCAGTTGTATTATGTGCAATACTCAAACCAGAATTAACAGTGGATATGATTAAGTACACACCCAAAAAGTTAAAGCCTAGTGGATGAACATATTTTAATATTGTATTTCTGTATATGCCGACTGGAATTGGTGTCTTTACTGTAACAGTGTAATAGCTTCGTAATCTACTCGCAAAGCTATCAGCATCACTAGGAGAATCCTTACCAGTAACTGACGATGTTGCTTGACCACTCCAATCAGTCACTTGTACCGATGTTAATGCATCACCATCACCAATCTCACCAAAGATATTATTCAATGTGAATTCATAGAACTCAACACCATTAGTATATTTCTTTGTTGCATAGGTTATGTTCGCACTACCATTTACACCAACTAACGTGCTACCGATTAAATCATCATTAAAGTCATTCGTTGTTACGTTGATAAAGAACTCAAACTTAGATGATGATTCTAATCCAACTTCAATATCCACATCATACAATAATTTGAATATGTACTTGTAGCTATCCAATGTACCTTTGATGCTATTAAAATCATTATTGGTATTGGTGAAAAACTTATTAACCAGTTGACGTTTTTCTTCACTCGCATATATGTTACGTTGATACAACTCACCAAAGAACTTTTCTAATAGCTCAGTTTCATTTACATCTTGATTCCATAATAGGCGATCCAATGTACCATATACACTGTCATTATCATTTGATATGAATCGTAAATATTCTTTAATGAACTCACCATACAATGATGAATCTTTAATGTATTCTTCCGGTAGCATCTTCTGAATTAATGGGTCTAATGATGCGTGAACATATCGTGAGCTGTTCACCACCGCAATCTCTTCCTCAGTTAATGATCTATTTGTTAGTACACCCTCGATAATCGTTCTATCGAATGGAAACAATAAAGTCGCTGTAGAGCGTTGTAAGCTACCAAAGCTATAATAGGCTATCAGTTTACCTTCTAGGTTATTATCGCCCTTAGCATAGATTAGCGCACCTGTGGCACTACCGGTAAAGTCATTGATAGTCACTTCATCAAGAAAGAATTTGAATCCACCGTCATTCCAATCTTCCGATGGGTTGTTTATAATCTGCGTTTGAACTTCATTATTCGTTAATCGTGCAAAACGTCTATTGAAGTCTGTCCACGTTCTCTCACCATTAATATAGATATGATGTTCTTCGAATCTAAAACGCTCGTTAGCCCTAGTAAATACATTACCATTAGAACTATAGTAAACGGTTCTATATGATCGACCATTACTGACCAATCCATTATCATTTTCATACACTGGATTATTGGCATCGGTTGCATCGACATCGATATTGTCAACACCATCAACCGCATTGAAATTAATAACTGAAGCCGCACCACTATCTAAACTCATTATAATATCGGTTGAGCTACGGCTAATGGATGATGATAGTGTGAATTTATTTCTTTCGGCATCAGATACACCATACATCTTTAACCATGTATTGCTTGCAATGTTATAACGATACAATCCAATGTCGGCAAATAATTCACCTTGCTCAGTATCTGTATCTGGGTATGGAATAGTTAATGCGGAATTATCATACTGTGTAATAACACCATCACTATTAAATCGACCAATTACCATAGCAAATATATAACCATTAAAATATTCAATCTTAGTTATTGCACTATCGGCGCTTATTGCAGTGCTACCATCAGTAATGGATATACCACTAGCCCAAGTAGTAGACGTTAATGTTGGATCAGTACCCGCACTTTTAAATAGGATGCCATTGGCTACCGCAAATATTCTATTCTGATCACACGTTATTGCTTGTATTTCACCATCACCAATACCGTTCGGATAATTGGCATATGAGAAAAACCGATGTCCTTTACTTGGGTCGAATGTATCTGACTCAACAGTACCGCCATTAATATCATTATATAATTTACTTCCACTACCATCATATAGGGATAGGATTTTATCGAAGCCTAAGATGAATGTATTATTATCACCACCACATGCCAATCCATTACTAGTAGGATTACCGATAACACTTCCAGTTACTACATTCGCGCGCGCCCATTCAGCACCGAAATCTGTAGATGATAATGAGACTCGTTGGCGTTCTTCTAATATCAATAGAGTGTCGTTACCGGACTGTGAATTTTTAATTATAATTGAATGTGTACCATATGAAATTGTGCATACTTGTGGCACTAATCCATATCGTTTAGGATTCGGCTGATTCGATAATATACCACCAGTAGAATTTAATGCTTGCAGTGTTGAATCATTTGGATTATAGACATAACTCGCATTGGTTAATGCCACACGAATTTCATCAGTATTAAAGTTAACATAATCATTTACATTATCTTCTACTAATTTCTCTTGAACAAATGAGATATATGGATTGATTCGATTAGCCGATAATACAGAATATAAGTTTGTTGCAAATGTCAATACATTATTTACAGCCACTGGATCAGACGCTAAGAAACCATCACCTGTAGTTACTACTCTATAATCATATGCAGTTTCTGGAATAAGTGGATTTGCACTACCACTTTCATCCCAGAAGTTATTATCACTGGTCGATCCTACTATGGTAAATATGTTAGCACCAGTTAATGAACGCTCAACGCGATATACAAAAAATCCACCCAGATTGTCCCAGATAAGATTGATGTAGTTTGCTGATACGTTAGCCGCCTTTAGACCAGTAATTTGTGGAGCTTTTACCATTATGAAATTCCCTCAAGTGTTATTGTTGTGTACTCAGGTCGCAAGTCATTTTCAAAAGCGATTAATTGACCATCACTAGTATATATATCAGATTCAGTTGGTATCATATTTAGGCGTATTGTATTATCACCAAAGCTGTTTATCTGATCAGTTACTAGTATAGATGATATGTCATATACCAATTCACCTGTTAGATAATCTACCGTACCGACCTCATACCATGTATTATTATCGGTTGAATCATATTCACTGTTATCGAATTTTGTATTGTCAGTGAATTCGACCGCACCGGATGCCAATACATCATCATCATGGAATGGACCAAGAATAACTTTTGAATCATCAGTAGATAATAGGTATAAGCTAATGGCTTCTGAACTTCCTTGACCAGTAAATGGTATGGCACTTGATACCAATGCACGTAAGGCTAATGGATTACTAAATGCAATCACCCCATCAGAATCCACCCAATCACCATTCTCTTTAACGAGTTTGATGGTGGCAGAACTTCCCAATATCGCGGGGTTAGAATTGTCAATAAATGCCAACAACTTAGATAGGTGAAAACTCTTATCGAATTCCTCAACACCAACAGAATAGTATGCATCGATTGCCGCAATAATTGTTGACTCTAAGCTACCCTCATTTTGCTTTAGCTGATCGATACGATAATCCACTTCGATGCTATGCTCAATGAACATATAATCTGGATCAACAACTAATGCTTGTATTGTTAGAATGTTATATTTTGATAGGTACTTTTGGATACTCAGCTTTACATCTTGTGGCAAAGTTAATCCATCGGAGGGCTTTATTGATATGAATGCAAAACCGGGCTTTCTTTCATCACCCCACGCAAGAATAGATGCAACATAACTACCAAATTCCTGTAACACCAGCACCTCATAATCATCAGAAGTAACCGCACGATTCTGAGTAAATCTCATTTTTGGTGCTAGACTTTTAATACGCTCTTTAGTTTCTCTATCAGCACCACTTCTAGCAGATACAGTTGCATTATTAATGACGACCGTAACCTGTGGTGTAGTTGAACCTGTAAATGTAAAATCAGTTGAACCATTACCGTCAGCACCCTTACATGATAGATATTCTACTTTGATCACATCGTTATTAATTGGCTTCAATCCACCCACATAGCGATCAATATCTTCTTGACCAACTCTGGTTTCTATCTCACCCTCACCAAAGTATATTTCACTAAAGCCGTCAATAGTTTCTCTGGTATAAAATACAGTGTCCGTTGAATTGACCCTAGCGGCATTCTCAGACTCTTTATATTCCACATCGTTAATGGTTAGCCTAATACGCTTTCGATTGATACTGGTGTCCTTGATTAGCAATCTGGTGGTATTATCCGACCATGTGTATTGCTTAAATCGTATTTCACCTTGAACAACCAAAACATCATCGATAAAGTTGCTACCAGATATAAAGTTGTAGGCATCCCAGTTGACAAAATTAAATGTTTGACCATCTGGACGCACACCTTCAAATGTAGAGTACCGATTTAATACAGCACCTGAAGATAATGTTAAGTTTAATGTTGCCTTAGATGATATTCTACCGGTCGGCTTATAACCTAAATCCTGAGCTTTCAATATAATTGAGTTTCTATTCTGCGCTGTAGATTGAAATGATTCCATCAGCGCCGCATTAGAATAGGCTTGGGCATACAATGTATTATATGCCATGACATCCATTAGATTGTTTAGTCGTGATCCAAGAAAATCGTAGTCTTCAAATGCTGGATTCGCTTTCATCCGATCAATTAGATCTTGCTTAATCGATGCAAATGTACTCGCGTCTACTTTAAAATTACTCATGTATTTTTTATTTCCTTAAATTTGCATCGTTAAGTTTCTAACAACATTCGTATCGGTTACTATTCGATATCCAATGTTAATAGTAAATCTATTGCTATCTATTTCATCGATCACTTCGATTTGACTCAGTATCACTCTAGGCTCAAAGTTTTGAATAACCTCTTTTATTGATCGCTCAATTACGTATGCAGTTGCACCGGAGTAGTTTTCAAATAATGAAGATTTGACATCACTACCGATAAATGGTAGGAATGGTCGTTCACCCTTAGATGTTAATACCAATGAACGAATTGAGTTACGGACGGATTGATCTTCAACGTCTTCAATTACGTCATTGGTTACTGGGTTTCTCCCAAATAAATCATCTATATCTGAAAACATTATTACCTCTTTTATGTATTAGGATCTGGTGGTGGTACATTACCGCCGCCATGCGTATGACTTGATAGACTAACCTTATCAGCACCCTCTTTAGCAGTGACTTCAGTAGTACCGACAACAGTGGATGCCTTGACTTCACCAGTAGCCGTTACATTGCCAGTGACGACCATATTGCCCTGAAGATTTATATTACCTTCCCAATCGGTTGTCGGAATATTGATAGTCGCGTTCGTACTTATATTTATATTCAAATTTTCGGCTTTGATAAATTTATCACCAGTAATTGTTTCACTAGAATCACCCTGAATATAGATATTGTTGTCGTCTAATATAATTGTGTATGCCTTACCTACTATCTTGAGTACCTTCGAACCATCAGGATGAATCTCGCTGAATGTCCCCGCCCTATGGTATTCATGTAATCTTTCCGCATTCGGAGTATCATCAATCTCAGTGATATGTCCAGATTTTGACTCATTGACTTTATTGTGTGGATAGATTGCATCGTATGGGGTAATGGGTTCACTCCACATTGATCCATCAGCTTTTTCGATATCCACTTCAACGCCGTCAATTTTTACCTGAACAATAGTAGAGTCAATCGATTCATTTCTAGCTAATCTATTTACATCAGACTCACCAATAAAATCTTCTTTGGGATATACGCCCTCTGGATCATTAAAGCCACGTTCTGTATCAGCAACCGCACTAGGTATGCCAACTAGTGTACCAATGATCACTGGATCTTGCATTTCATCACCTCTAAAATAGGCAATCACCCAAGATCCATTTACAATTCCTGTAGGAGAATCGCCAATACCATTAACCGATGCCGATGTAGTTGGGGATACAACAAAAGACCAAGGCAAATCAGCCGTTGGTATTCCGTAGTCAATCCCATTGGCTTTCTTTTCGGTATGGATAGAAAAGTATCTTGCTTGCACTCTACCCAATTTCAATGGATCGTTTATATTTTCAACAACACCTGTATACATATTATATTTCCTGTTCCGAGTCTTTAATTACTTGTAAATGCGTATACATTGTGCTACGTGAGATTTGATGTCTCAGTGACTTCACAATATATTTACCGGTTAATTTCGCATTTATTTTATTATCGTTATTCAATATATCCACATACACAACATCACCGGACTTAATAGCCACGTTTGCGGGTATAGAAATATCAACTACTTTACCATCGGAGCAAAATGAATCAAAATTGCGGCTTACTCGCTGTGTTTCCATATCCTTTATCGTAGGGAAAAATGTAAAGTGTTCAGTTGCGCGCGCCCCAGTTATTGGCAATGACGATTTAGGCTTTGGTGTATACACGCCATTGACGTTTGTTATGTTTTGTCTATATGTATCGATGTTGTGTGATTTGGTTGAATAGGTTTTATTATAGGGATCGACAATAGTTAAATTAATATCATTATACCCATCCACACTATCAGACCACACACTAAAATGCTTAGTGATTGCATAGCCACCAATATTATTAAAGTTGTATGTTTTATATTGAGACGGTGTATTTATCAGCTTATGTGTTTTAGGTAGATACTCACCTTGACGCATATCTTCAAACGATCTCAAATTCCATCCATCAATATTTTCATAGAACATAAAATCAGCAGTACCATTTAACGCCGATGTACATTCCGTTAGCAAATAATTGATTGCACTGAATGGGCTTATGAATGGCACAATATAATTTCGAGTGTGCTTGGTTCGTTCTAATAGTAAATTTTCTACCACGCCTAAATTGTCCGTCATTAATTGCCTAATCATTTCATCAACAGTGAGATTCTTAAATGACTTGCTTATGGTACGCATACTATTATTGTAAATGACCTCACTGACGCATTTGAATCCAAGTAATGATGATTTACCGTTGGGCGCATCGACTTCGGCTATATCTATCACTCTAAATGATTTGACATAATTAGGAAAGTTCTGACCATCTTCGTCAACAGATGTAAATGATATGTTAATTGTCTCACCACCATTCAAATTCATTTGTACAATAAATCCGTGAGCATCATATAAACTTAGGTCTAATGTACTAGCACCGCCGCGAATATCTTCGAATACATCCATCGATAACATATTTTCGGTTACGTCATACACTTCGGCTATATTATTAACGATATTGATGAATTCAATTGTATGTGATTGCTCAGTTAAGTAATGACCATTATTTATTGACATCGACACTCTCTTTAATAACTTGCTTCATCATTCTATCAAAATTCAGGAAACTACCAGACGTTAATGCTTGTACATTTCTTTTTGACTCATTGATTTGCAATTCATATTCGTAGTTAGTTACTGGTATGAAATTTCCTTGTGCGGCAATACGTTCTTTTGCAGTATCACCCACATCATAATAAGTACCGGAGTTTTCTGAATCTTCAACTAGGTCATACCATATTTCTTTAGTAGCTACATTCAGATGATGATGAATTGCTTCAGGATCATCATAACGTCTAATAGTCAATTCTCTGACGGCTGTTTCATTGGCAACCCATCCCCAAAATGGATCAGTGACATTATTGGTGAGTAAATACAGCCAAGTCATTTCAGGATTGCCGCCGTTCGTGAATGCCAACAACTCAGGTCTTTCATCACCCGATATACTCATACTACTGAATATGAAACTATCCTTTATCTGGTCACTGTAGAATGATAATGGGCGAAAAATATCAGCTACGCGCGCACCATCATAATCAACTTTAACGAATTCTTTTAATATCATAAACTGAAACCTCCATTGCTAGGCATAATATCTTCTCTGGTTAATGCAATTAATTCAGTAAATGATAATTCCATTTCCACGTTGACAGGATCACCGGATTTAAACATTATCCAATATTGATCGGGTGTATAGTTTGTTCGAACATTGGTTAGTACAGCTGGACCAAATTTAAATAAATCTCGATTAGGTGTCGCATACCCCGCTTTCGTATTAGCCAACTTTTCTTCCAAGTACCAGAAATGTGGTATCTTCAAAAAATCAGACTTCTTTCCTACGGCTGAAAATCCGACATTACCAGCCGTTATTGATGCACTGGAAAAACCCCTAAATCGTTTAATTATTTCATGAGTAACCGCAACCTCTTGTAAATTGCTAGGCTTGAATTGAAATGTGAATGTCTGTGTGCGTAATGCAGTACCTTTGTACAGTGTTGTGGCTTTAGGATTCACGACATTACCGGTTGCTTGTTCAAATGCACCACCGGCGGCTTTGTCAAATAGTGACAGTACGTTCTTTTGTAGTGTACCTAATCCAGATTTAACCAATTCTTCAAGCCCAACCCCAGCACCATCGATACCCTTTCCATTATCGTTATAACCTTTTACAGTTGCATCAACCGCATCGGTAATATTCTTAGCCCAAGACATTGCAGTGTCGTTATATTCATGTGCAGTGTTTACCAATAGATTTGGCATATACAAATGGATAATTGAATCTGTTTTTTCACCATCAAATTCTTTTGCTAGTGATTCAGTTTTAAATCTCTTCCAACTATCAGCTACAGTTTTAGCATTACCATCTTTTTCGCCGTGCATTTCAAAATATGAGAATGGCTGAACAGCATAAAATGATAAAAAAGATGTATTACTTCTTGATGTTTCTACATCTTGAGGGTAACTTATAGCCGTTTTATGATCATTTTTAGTTTTGTCCCATATCTTAGGTTCTTCGTCAGTTGGGGTCGGTTCTACATTGGGTAACATTTACATTCCTCGATTTATATAAATTATTTATATACTTTATATTTTGAATAGTATAAGATGGATACCATATTTAGTAATACGAATAATATAACAGGTAGATTATGAATACAGTACAGCAAGACAAGGTTAAGTATTACAAAGGCAAACAGCTGGTGGTCGATGCTGACATAATAATCACTACAGCCCATAGAGCTAAAGGGTTAGAGTGGGATCACATAGAGCTTGCCGAAGACTTTCAAGATGTCAGTGATTGACATTTCCAACAGAATAGGAACATAAGATGAATATGAAAATTAAAAAGAGCGCATGGCATTATAAATGGCTAATGAAGTTAAGTATACGCCCAAAAAGTAATTTGTGTATATACTTTTGGCAAGTTGTTAATGCAGTTACGGTAATACCTTTATTGTTTATATTCTTTGGCGGCGGCGCGGCGGCGGCGGCGCTTGTTATTGCTTTATTATTAATTAGTGGTTTGGTTACATTTCCCCTTTGGGTATTTTTGGTAATTGAATACGATACTGATTCAATATTGGGACTTAGTGTATTTTTTGGTATGTTATCATACGTTGCATTGGGTATATGGTTAGGTGAGATTATTAGGCGTAAATTTCATGCTGATACACCATCAACCGATGAAGATGGATTAATTAAATCCTATCTCGCATCAAGAAAAGAAAAATATTGCAAACGTATTTACTTTGAATAATAGGATGAAAATATGAGTACTAAAGATTATAAAACTTGGGCTAGTAATACCTACAGAACACACGCCGCCAAATCTGTATCAGGTATTGCATTACGTGCATTGGGTGACGTTTATCTATGGGTAGAAATTGCAAGACTGAATTCACTGGAATATCCAGATATGGGTGCGCATGATTATTATCCGGTAGGAACTGTACTGCTCATGCCACCACATGAAATAAACTAATGAATGAAATTATATCTACAATAAGTTACAGTCAACAAGACATTATAAAAAACATCATTAAATTACACTTAAAAGGTGAGAATATAAATCTTGATCCCACATACTCAAAAGGTAATTTTTATAAAAAATCAGGTATAAATCAACCCCTTCATAAATCTGATCTATACCCACAAACTAATGACACATTGAAATTTAATGCTAACGACCTTGATTTTAAAGATTGTTCAATATCAAATATTATGTTTGATCCACCTTTTCTTGCGGGTTATACAAAAGATAAGCCTACAGGTATTATGGGTGAAAGATTTCATGGATTCAGATACATGCGGGATGTTTGGTCTTGGTATGACGAATGCTTAGAAGAATTCCATAGGATTTTAAATAAAAAAGGTGTTTTAATATTCAAATGTCAAGATACGGTTAGTGCTGGCAAACAGTTCTTTTCTCATATTCATATAATAAATGAAGCTGAAAGGCTTGGATTTTATACAAAGGATATTTTTGTTTTATTAGCTAAAAATAGAATTATAGGTCACAATCATAAAAACCAAAAACATGCTAGAAAGTTTCACTCTTACTTTCTAGTTTTTGAAAAAAAATAAATCCTTGACAATATCTGTATTAGCGATTAATATAGGTATTCAGTTCTTACAGAGACAATATATTATGAAAATTAAAGTCGCAATCCATACGTCAACCGATATGACATCGACCACACGAAACATCGTAAGAGAACTAAAGTCGGATAAGTATGGCAATCCAGCGGCGCTAGTTAATGGTGTCCTTAGAACTATGAGCGCACCAGATCAGTTCAATGGTGTTGATATCCCGAACTCATTCGGTTTATACCTGAACAAATAAATTAGAGGAATATATTATGCTAGGTTATGTAAATTCAAAAATGTTAGACCGATTGATAGCGTTGAATGTAACGCACTTTTCAATTGCCAAAAATTACGATACCCCACATCAACATGAAATTTCATCCGTCCATTTCTTTACTGACAATGTACCAGATGCTAATGGTGGCTATCCAGAGGTTGCCTATGTCATTCCAGCAATGTGTTCATCTATCGTTAAAAACAGCCTACAGGGTTTTAATGAAGTGAAACGTTCCAATTCGGTAGATGTTGGTATCATAAGTTACGGTTATGTTGACCTATCAGAATATCGTGAATGGGTAAATACAAATGGCATCTATTAAACCATATTTGCCAATACCATTTCGTGCTGGTAACAAATTGATTAAAAAATATACAGAACCGTATACGGCGCGCGGTGGTTATCGTGCCAATGTTACCTATGCAGATTATATTGACAAGAAAGGATCAACTGTGATAGGTTCTATACTTTATATTAGTTGGGTTGATTTATGAACATATATGATAAAAGTTTAGCCGCCGCCGATGAACTATTTTCTACAGTCACCGCCGAGGAATTAGAAAAAGACTATTTGCTCATACGTACAGGTAATGGTATAACTGTAGAAGAATACTTAGTTAGGCGTGTTAAATTAAAATCACAAATCGAAGGAAATATATTATGAAAATATGGAATGGTAAAGTGTTCCCGACAATATGTGAGCATATAAGTTATGGCAAGTACACTGTTATATGCAAATTTTCAAATAGCGAAGGTATGGTATTTGCGGTCCACGATATGCCAGAAACTCAATCATACGTGAGTGTGAAACATTTCTGGGATCATCATGCGCATCATGAATTCAAGTTTAAAGTTATACCAGATCCTACACCAATTAATTACAAAGACTTGAATGACGAATTAACTAATAAGGTCATAGAGCAAGAACAGCAGATATATAATTATGTTGAAGATGCTAAAAAAGCGCAGAACTTAGCTGTAGTAAATAATGCTCACATAAAGATACTTAGAATGCGACTAGAACGTAAGGACTCAGAATAATGCGCGAATTTGCATGTGTTACCAAAGCAAGTAATGATTACGAAAAATCATTACAAGAACTCGATAATTTTAGGACAGATCAATTGATTATAGCCGAGAACCGAATCCTTCTATTAGAGCGCGCGAATGCGCTTCTAAAGATAGAAATTGCCAATGCTTTAGGATTTGTCGAGGACGTTGACAAAAGCCGTTATGTTATCGAACAGGAGTTATTAGCCGCTAATGAAGATGAAATAATTCCGATCATTGATGAAAATGATTTTGACTACTATAAAACTAAAAAGGGAGTCGAGTAAATGACTGAAAATGACGTTAAGATAATGGTATACGATATGCTTTCAGAACTGCAAGTAGAATTGGATATAGATCAATCTATGAGTATGGCTGGTGGTACTGATACTAAATTAATAGTTAAATTAAGGGTAGATAATAAATTGTTAAGTGTGGACTCACTTAATATTTCAGATATTTTAAATAATTAAAAACTGAAACCTTAAAATAACTTATAAGCTAACTTCGTGTTAGCTTTTTTGTGAGTATAAATATAGTATGTACAATACATATAAAGGTAAATTTGTCCCAAAGAACCATGCAAAGTATAAAGGAAATTTTCAAGCAATTACTTATCGTTCTTCTTGGGAACAAAAATTCATGATACATTTGGATAATAATCCGAAGGTTGTCCGGTGGAACTCAGAAGAAACCGTTATTCCTTATGTATGGAGTACTGACGGTAAGAAGCATAGATATTTTATGGACTTCTGGGTCAAATATGATAGCGGTCAAGAATTCTGGTTTGAAGTTAAGCCATTTAAACAAACTCAAGAACCGAAAGGCGGCAAGAATAAAAATAAAAAGCGGCTATTGGATGAAGCATTAACTTATAGTAAGAATAAAGATAAATGGCTCGCGGCATATAATGCATCCATTAAAAAGGGTATTAAGTTTGTAATATTAACCGAGCATGGTCTAAGTCGATTAGGGATACAGGTATGAGTGAATCAGATTTTAATAAGATAATGAGATATCTTGATATAATTATAACCGAACTGGATATAATTGCGACTTCGGTTGGACATACGACATTTGATGAATTTTTTAAAGAAGATAAATAATGGCGATTAAGAGAACAACGGAAGAGGAAGAATCCTTATTGGATCAATTCCGAGCTAACAAGCGGAAGAACAAACGTGACTCACAGGCTGATAAAAATAGTAAGTCTCAAAAATGGTTTGTTGCCAAGATTAAAGATCTGAAATATAAATCCAAAAGTAAACCTGTAGTTGGTTCTATGGTTACGTATGTATATCTGGCTAAACATAGAAAAACATTACCGTACTATGATAAATTCCCACTGATCATTCTACTGGGTAATATATCCAAAGGAACTTGGTTAGGGTTAAATTTACATTATATTCCACCTAAACAACGAGAAATATTTTTAGAGCAGATACTGAAGTACACGAATACAAGAGTAATCGGAAACAATACGATATTTAAAATTGATTGGGCTAAAGTTAAAGGCATACCATACAGCGAACATATGATCAAGCGGTATCTACTTACTCAGGTTAGAAGTAATATTTCGGCTATTCCACCTAATGAATGGGTGAATGCAATATACTTGCCAACACAGCAATTTGTTGTAAATAATAAAAGATATAGTTCACGTAAAGTTTGGAAGGATAGTAGAGGGTAATATGAATCCATTTAATATAGATATGAGTCAGTTTAAAGCAAAAATTAACGAATCTGACCTAGCAAGAACTAACTTGTTTAGGGTGCAGATTAACCCAGCTATTATCTATAAGGTATTGGCTGATAAAAACGATAAGCTATTTCAGGGTGATACATCATTCGGTAGTTTGGGTGCGGCAATAGGAACTGCTAAACAGTTAGCTAAAAGAGATTTTTACGATTTGGGATTACTTTGTAAGGGTGCGAATCTATCGGGTACATCACTCGAAACCGAAGTTAATCAATCGATAAAGCCGTTTAAAAACGTTCCTAAATATAATACATTCGCACCATTCACATTAACATTCTATGCGGATACCGATCAATCAAATAGAATATTTTTTGAAGATTGGCAGAATTCCATTGTTGATAGACAAACTGGTTTGGTTGGATATTATGATGAATATGTCACTGGAATTTACGTATATCAATACAATAGGAAAGGTGTACCAACATCGTTAACCTATTTTCATGAATGTTATCCTAGTAGTCTTGGTGCAATTGCATTAAGTTTTGATAATAATAACGAAGTTATGGTCTATGACGTAGAATTCACATACAGATGGTCAACCACACTAGATGCGAATCCAGCTAGTTTAGTTGATATGATAAATAAAAATTAATATATAAGAGGAATTTTGAAATGAGTTTACCAATTTTAAGTAGCCCACATTTTGACGTAAAATTGCCAAGCGGTAAAGTTATCAAGATGCGTTCGATGGTTATGAGTGAATATAAAATTTTAATGATTGCAAAAGAGTCACCAGCGAATATGCCAACGGCTATTATACAAGTATTATCAAACTGTGTAATGGATAGCGTAAATGTCACTGATCTGGAACTGTGTGACATTGAGTACTTGTTTATTCAGTTACATGCATCATCTACAGCAAAACAAGCATTCATGCTTAAAGTTAATTGTACGAAGTGTGAGACAGTTAATCCAGTGCCTATTAATCTGGAAAATATTAAATCTTCTAACACTGCCTTTGATGATAAGATATTTTCATTTAGTGGCGTTGATATAGTTATAGGTAGCCCAACATTTAAAGACTTCCTTGAAGTTACTGATAGTACAGGAAATGAAATGGATTCCACATTAGCTATTATCGGCGTATGTATTAAATCGGTAACTAGTGACAATCAAGTAATGATAGCCGGAGTCGATTTCACTAAAGATGAAGCAAAGCAGATGATTGAATCTGTTAGTATCGAACAGCTATTAGAGATCAGCAATTACGTTAAAGAGATCCCAAGAATCGAACTGTACACTGGATATGAATGCAAAAATTGCGGTCATAAGGAAACGGTGCATATCAAAGGGGTTTCAAATTTTTTCGAATCCTTATGATCAATGACTCTATTGAAGAGTATTACCGAATGAACTTTAATATGAAGGAGTATTATAAATATTCCATCCCAGAAATAGAGCAGATGTTACCTTGGGAGCGAGTAATTTATATAATGCAAATAAAAGAACTGGATAAAAAACGAGAACAGGAATCAAAAAATGCTAGAAGATAATGACGGTGGTGTATCTGGTGTATTGGCTAAATTAGAACGGTCAAATAAAGCCACATCCATAAAAACAATGAGACAGTTAAGAGATAGGATAAATGCCCTACAAGAAAGTGGTATGGCAATTCCAGAAGCATTAACTGAATCTTATAACAGACTAGCCACTGAATCTAACGATGCATTGAAAGCAAATAGGTCTAAGTTAGAAAAATACAGAGATACATTTGTTACCAATATTAAAGATGGTTTCGGTGATCTGAAATCTGGCGTAGAAGGTATATTCAATATTAAAGATGGTTTAGGTGATCTGAGATCTGGCGTAGAAGGTATATTTGGTGACGTACTTGGTCAAATAACAAATAACCCTCTATTCAGTTTCTTAAAGGGTTTTGGTAAATCTGCAATCGGTATTGTTGGTAAATTACTACCCTCTTTAACTGGTGGTGAAGTTGATTTATTGGATAGCGGATCACCGGCTAGTGAATTGGGTGATTCAATGGGTAGTTCTGGCTCAGAACAAATGGATATGTTAACTAAGATAGAAGAAAATACCGCTGGATTATTGGATATATGGTCAGATAAAAAATCCGATGATGTCCAAGATAAAGCTAGTGATAAATTAATGGGTGATACATCAGATTCAGAAACAGAAACAGCGGAACAAGCGCGCACTGGTTTACTTGGCATGTTTAGTGGATTTTTAGCGAGAATGGCTGTAACTATTAAAACCTCATTGTTACTTGGTGCATTGGGTGCATTTCTATTAAATCCATTAACGTTAGCTATAATTGCATTAATAGCTGGACTCGCATTCTTATATAAAAAGTGGGATGAATGGAACATCGGTGAAAGATTAAACGACCTACCGAAGCTGTTTGGCGAGCTGTGGGAAAATTATGGTGAAGAATTTGGCAAGATTATACTTGGCGTATTTGTAAAAATTGGTGAAACTATAGGTAATTTGATTGGCGGTATATTTAAGGATCTACCGAAGCTGTTTGGCGAGCTGTGGGAAAATTATGGTGAAGAATTTGGCAAGATTATACTTGGCGTATTTGTAAAAATTGGTGAAACTATAGGTAATTTGATTGGCGGTATATTTGGTAATCCAGATATATTTAAGGATCTAGGTACTATGATAGGTGTCGCTATATTTGATGCGGTTAAAGGTATAACTGATACTATCACGTTTATTGCTGATAGTATATCCAATTTATTGTTCAGCATTACAAGTACGATGGATTCTATGTTAGACAGTATAGTAGGTTTTTTGGGTGGTCGAGATAATCTTAAAAATCCAGATGAAGATACGTTGGCATTAGTTGGCGAAAATCGAGATAAATCGATTGGCGAAATTAACAAGCGGCTGTATGAAATTGAGAAAGAAAATTCAGGTTTCTTAAATAGCATTAATCCATTTCGAGATAATGACGAGGAAGATGCACTTAAAATATTGCTAAAGAATAAGGATATGAATATAGACTCAGAATCTAAAGGCGTTGGTATGGCTGGCGAAGCTAGGACCATTGCGGGTTCAAATGTCAGTATTCAAAATAACAGTAATACAAGTGTCAGTAATGTCAATAATACTGAAGCACCTTCTATCAAAATGGCATCAAGTAGAAGTGGCGGCGGTGCATATGCAATGAAACAATCGTTACGAGGTAGGGGTGCATGAGTAAAGACAATATAGCAATACAAACTAATTTTCTATTAGACTTTGTTGATAACAATAAATTAAGTGTATTTAAGGCTCAGGTGCAGACGGCTAACATACCGGGTGTGACAATGACAACCGCCAACATACCAACAACACCAAAGTTGGTTACAATGGTTGCTGGTGGTGCGCTCGAATATGATCAAATGCAAATACAATTCCTTATGGATGAAGATTATAATTCGTATATTGAATTGTATAAGTGGATGGTAAGTATTATTAATCCCATCGGACCTTCAACACTACCCAGCGGAGGTGGAACGCCGTCAATAGCAATATTACATCTACTGACTAATAACAGGACTGATAATAATCTGTATATAAAATTTCATGATGTATTTCCATCAAATTTAGGATCTGTGGATCTGACTCAACAAATAACTGAATCAGAACCTGTAGTTGGTCAAGTTACATTAAATTTTAAGTGGTTTGATATCTATAGAAATGGTGTAGCAATAACACCATATCCATTGGAACTTGACAAGGTAACTAATCCAGCTATGCATCCAATGTTTAACAGTAATCCAAATAACAACTAGGAAAATACGTATTCAATACCACTGTGTCTAAAACCATAAACTTGTTTGGCATGTAATTTACTTTTAAAGTATTCTACGTGCTAATCAGCCGCCATAGTCAATACGATTATCAATAAGATCTAACAATCCACCATCACAATGAACATCATCTGGATTCCAGCTGATACAATTATTATAATACTCGTATTGCTGATTAATCATAATATATAATTCACCGCCTGAAGACATTCAATTTCATTAAGACTTTTTCTATATAAGCTATGGATTGAAATTTAGCTAATTTTAAGAACTGGGATTTTATATTTTCATACTCAGCTTCATCCATTGCATAACCATGCAACCCCACAAGCAGTGTACCTGAATTAGTATATGAAGTGGTATGCATTATTACGATATCTCGATTGATAACACCAATGCGCGAACTGTAGGTAGATAAACCATTAATAATAATATCGCAACCATCGGCGGGTCTAACATTACTTTTTGGTTCATCTATAGTGCGGTTCATTTTAGAAATTGACAAGCCAGTTAATGACGATACCTTCAATTTGAAAAAGATGCACTGACGACCATAAAGATCTTTAAATTTCGGATTCATAATATATTTCTCTACGTTTTTGAATGAATGTATATAATGTCACGTTTTATTTAATAGTGCAAGCTTTATTGCTTGTCTAAATTTGCTCATGAGTCTACCCTACCTATAGCTGTTATTGCTTGCTCTAAACACTCAATAGATTCATTAGAATTTACATTATCTAACTGATTATTTAAATCTTTAATGCGATCTTTTTGCTTGCGGATTTTCTTCTTACACTTTTTTAATTTTTCAAACATTTCAAGATAACTAATATCTTTTAGTTCTTTATAAGTTTTCATTAGCCTTTACCCTCTAGTTGACTTTTAATTATTGGGTTTATCCAACTGCACGTACTCATGTGAACGCAATGAACGTAATAAATACAAAGAATGAGAAATATTAATTTCATCTGCCAGCATCTTCATATAATTGGTCAATTCTGGCTTGTTCATGCACTGCATTTCCTGCTCTAGCATTTGCACTAGCTAATTGCTCGCGTAATTTTTTAATTTCATTTTCTTTCTCAAGAACTAACTTCAGTGACTCACGCAATGCCTTGTTTCTTTCTCTCGCAGTTTTTGGAATTGTTATTTCATAACTATAACCCCCGGATAACTCATCTGTAACTGACGCTTTGCCCACATTTACTGTTGTCATTAGCCTTTACCCTCTAGTTGTTCCCATTTCCAACCCAATAATGATTTAGTTGATTTAACTTCTTCTTTTGCACTAGCTAACTGTTCAGTTAATGCAGTAATCTCTTCTCTAAGTCGAGCGTAGCCTTCTGACACTACTTCAAGAGAAGCCTTATAACTTTCAGCTAAAGCTAAATGCTCCCTTAATCTTTGATTTTCAGTTAAAAGCTGGGCGTTAACTTTACTGTTGTCTGTTTTAATCATTAGCCATTCCCCTGAAAATACGATTCTAAATGTATAAGTTCATTTAAACCTACTGTCGCAAGACTTCCATCTACAGTATTTATATCACCATCCCTAGAATTGACCACATCACCGATAAGGCTATTAAGTTTATTAATCTCCTTCAAATGATTTATCTGTTTTTCTATATCCTTTCTATTTATAAAATCAATAGGGGGGTTGCAAATTGGAACTGACCAAACTTCTGTGTCATAAATCCATACGTACCATCTATCACCACATCTTCGATAATAACGTTCATCATTGAACGTATCCCATTTTTCGTTTGGAGCGAAGAAAAAAATACTTTCTAACTTTTGTAATTCTAAATCATTAACGTTCATTGTAATTGTCCTCTGTCCTAGGACTGGGTACAGATTTTTCCCGTAGTTCATCGGCTCTATTCGCTATGATATCAATCATATCTTTAACACCAAAAGCGTATTCACCTGTTTTAGATCGCTTAGGCATTACCCAGTCACTTCGCAAGAATTCATATAATACAGCCGACTTTACTTTATTACTAATTCCATCTAAGTCATTGCTACTAGCCATTAGTTTTTCCTCTTTTCGTTAGTTCTTTTTTGACTCTTTCTGAGTAATAAAATGTTTCATTACACTGCGTACATTTGTAAGTGTGTAGTCCGGTATCAACATATGTGTGTTCCCATCCACCATCATCAGCCCATTCGCCACCGATGAATTCACCTGTCCAATCACAAAATCCAGTATTGATCCAAGATGGTTCAATATACTCTTTATGATTACAACTCATTATAGTTTACCATAATAATTTTCCTTTATATTGACTGATTCAGTTTAAATATAATAGTGCCGATATGGGATCTAACTTGATCACTAAACGCTATTTCGAATTCTTCAAGATTAACTTCATAAACAACAAATGATTCAAGCTTTGCACTAATCTCGCCTTGGCTACTGAAAAAATATTGAATACCATCAATTTTATATGGGTTCATTTCAAGAATATCAGAACCAATAACTTGATGATAATCACCAATGGATATGAATTTATTATTCCATGTTGTCTGAGTGACTTTGACTTTAGTTATGTGGGCTTTAAAGCCGCCATGCATAGTGAAAGTGAGTATAACCCTTGATACGGTTTTGTCAGCTAGGTCTTCAAGTCTCATAAATTATTGCACCTCTAAATATTTGTCAACCATTAGCGTTGATAAGGTATATAAGGTTAAATTGCCGTAGGGCATTATTTCCGAAGTTGAACCAACGACAATTTCAACTGCCTTTTCACGATAATCAACTTTGGCATAACAGATAATTTGACCAGTACCGTTAATGACCGTAATTTTTGCAGAAGTTTCTTTTTCGGCATACGATGCGCCATATATTTTATTTGCAATGTCAAAAACATAATCGGCATAATCGTAAATGTAAAAATAAGTTTTCATAATATAAATTTCCTAATTAATTTCAGAAGGTACATAGTAGCACATAAATACCCAAAAAGGTATAACTATATGCCTATCCCCAAAAAGGTATACAATAAGTTAATGATTTAATTTACCTATTGTAGACCAATATCCGTTACTTACTTGCTAGATATTTGCGAACCATCAACCTTGCTAGGCTATTTAAAGGCGAACCAATATAAGGGATGGTTTCCCAGTCCAAACCATCCCAAGGCATTCTTTCCGAAGTAGACCCAATGACAATTTCGACCGACCCTTTAATATAATCAACTTTGGCGTAAGAGATAATTTGACCAATGCCGTTGACAATAATAACTTTTGCTGAATTTTCTTTTTCGGCATACGATGCACCATATACTTTTTTATCGTAAATAAAAATATAATCGGCAAAATCGGAAACGTAAAAATTGGTTTTCATAATATAATTCTCGCTATTAAGAGGTGTTTTTGAATAAGTACCTATATTAACAGTTCTATTTTAAATTGCAACACATTATTCACCGTTAGGTGAAATTACATTCACTTCGTTCATTCCATAAAACATTTTTGTTTATATATTAATTATAAATATTATATATATCATCTGGCGGCTGAAGTGCTTTCAGGGTAGCATATAAAAATACCAATAGTAAACACTTTCGTAAAATAAATTTTGTGGTACACTAAATATTAGGACATCACAATTAAGGATTTACTATGAAAAAATATATACTCGCTGTAGGATTATTGCTACTAACAACATATTCATTTAGCGCATTATCTCCTAAAATTTACAATCAGGATGGTGTGCATTCAAACGGTGATTTATTTGTTAGAATAGTTAACACATCGCCATTTCCACATATTTGTTGGATTGAGGATCAAAAAACAAAGGCGGCAATCACATTCGTTGTTTCTGAATACGATATAAGTGAATGGTATAAAGTCTACGGCACTTACAAGTGGAAATGTGGTATATAACCCATACGAAAAAGCCAGTGGCAATCTAAGAGACTATCCACTGGCTTTGGTGTGATTATCTACATTCTAATAGATAATCCCTTACGGTGCTGATTTGACGTTATTTATTAGACGTATCTAATACTAGTTTAGAACGAATGTTAATATCTGGAATAATTGCATACGGTTTAAATGTTATTCGATATTGATACACGCTCACATCACTGGCTGATAATTGTTCAGAAAAGTATGTAACATTATTAGATAATCCCAACATATGTTTAACGTATTTACCATCATCGGTTTTGCATGTAAATGATACACTGTTACCAGTGGCACTAGTCTGAACTGAACATAAGCCTTGAACTGATAAAATATAATCACCTGTAATGCCATTATAAAATACTACACGCCGAACAATTTCAAAATTATCAGCCGCCTTTGATAAATTTCGTGACGCTACATCTACCATTACCACTTGACGCTGAAGCGCCCAATCTAACTTTAATCATCTTTATCGCAAGTAAGTATTCAGATGAATACTTACTATCTCCATGAGTTTTCTTTACTTCTTTTTTGAACTTTTTTAGAGTTCCTTCAAAGCAACCCCTATTGCAATATATTTCGCCGTTTATTGTAGTGAATGCGGTTAACGTCCCATTTTCAGACCCTATTGGTGATATGCTAATTATGTTGCTTGACGAACACACATGAGCATTTCCAGACACATGATCATACCCAGACACTCGACTATTTCCAGAAACCGTAGCATTTCCAGACACATGAGCATTTCCAGACACTCGACTATTTCCAGAAACCGTAGCATTTCCAGACACATGAGCATCCCCAGACACTTGAGCATTTCCAGACACTTGAGCATTTCCAGACACATGAGCATACCCATACACTTGAACATCCCCAGAAACCGTAACATTTCCAGACACTCGACCATTTCCGAACACTTGAGCATTTCCATACACTTGAGTATACCCAGACACATGAGCACCCCCAGACACATGAGCACCCCCAGACACTCGACCATTTCCAGACACTTGAGCATTTCCAGACACTTGAG